AGTTGAATGGACTCAAGTCACAAGTCTTCCCGTTCTGCACTCTCATGTGTCCTCTGAAACTGTAATGATCGGAGAAGTTGGATTCGACACATCTCCCAGCGTCATTAAGCTCGGAGATGAGTTTATATACTACGGCAGGCTAAACAGCTCTCTAGACGAAAGAAGGATATATGCAAGAAAATCTAAAGATCTAATAGAATGGGACGAGCCGAAAAAGATAAGTATACGTGGCGAAAATACCAATAAACTCAAAAAAAACTATTACAACTCTGTAGTATTTAGCTATAATAACTGTATGTATATGTTTGCTCCTTACTTTGAAGCTTGCGGGACAACAAAAAGAGTCTGTCAAAATGGCAGGACTATAATCTTGAGGTCTTCTGATGGGTTAAGTTGGGATACTATAGGCTATTGCCTGCCTCACTCAGGAAAATATAAAGATAGGATAAATTCTGTTATAGTAAAAGGTGACGTAGCGACCCTCTTCTACAGGGAGGGTGTTCTATCAACACAGCAGAAAATCGTTTCATACGACTTGGATTTAAAGGACTTACAATGATTGATTTACAGAAAAAGATACTAGCAAAGTATGGCCGCCCAGAAGAGTACTTAATAGATAGGTACACGCCAAATTTCTTTGATTATTACATAGATATTGGTACCAGAGGAGTTGTCAACCCTTGGCATATAAACTACATAGGGTCTGACAGCCCAAGAACTAAATGCTTTGGATACGAACCAGATTTGCCTTACTTTAAGGAATTGGTGAGCGCAGTGGATGCAAAGGGGCTCTCCAATGTGTACCTGCACAGTGAAGGGTTTGGCACTGGAAAAGATATCAAAACGCCTCAGGGCACAGGCGGAACCGTAACCCTTTCTGAAATATTCAATGAATACGAACTAGACCCCAGTGAAACTTGGGCTATAAAGTTTGACTGCGAAGGTGCTGAATATGCACTGTTGGAAAAAGAGTGCGAGCCTTGTGTTGACATACTCAAGCAGGCAGACCATATATCATTAGAGTTTCATGTAGCTGGCGGAGGATCTAACTTCTTCACAGTTAACAATCAGCTTCCTAGCTCGTTTGAAAAGGGCGAAAGCTGGATGTTTGAAAACTTTTCCGACTCACACGAAATATTTCTCACCTCTTACGAAGAGCGCCTGAAGTTAAAGACTTATGTTCTACTTTCTGATAAAATAATGTCATTAACGGATAGCCTTTTCTGGAAAGAGCTTTTATGAAACATAAAGTTGTAGCGTGTATACCAACAAAAGATACGGGATGGCTCCTTAAGAGAACTCTTAAGCACTTAAGCTCCTTCTGTCATAAGATCATAGTGAGCGACGACCAAAGCACGGATGACACTCAAGAAGTCTGCTCTAGCTACGACAAGGTGGACTACTACAAAAGGCCCGCAAGAGACTCTGGAGACAGGCAAGGCTCGCTACAAAGACAGGAATTGCTAGACAGAGCATATGAGTATGATCCAGAATACTTTTTTTTCTTAGACGCAGACGAGATGCCTTCTCCAGCTATAGTAGACTGGATAAATGGCTTGGGTTCTAGACACGAAGAAGAAGTTTGCATGTGGACTTTTCCTTGGGTTCATCTGTGGAAAGACGAAAGCCATTACAGGGTAGACTCTTACATGTCGGCTGGTGGAGGAAATATACAATGGAACCCATTTGAGACAACCTACAGGAAAGGTTTCTTTGTTAGAAACATACCAGATTTTAAACTTGAGTATGACGTAAAACAACACAGGGTTAGGCCATCCAACCAACCGCGAAACACACCTAACCCTTGGGTTGACGTACAAGATTCTCCTGTTATAATACACTACGGAAAGATAAGTGAATACTTTACTTCTTTACAGAACTTTAAAGACAGGGCTGAGTGGGACCAAAGCGAAAGAGGGAGTGACTACCAGAATACAATGAGTCACCACATAGCATCAAACTCAGAGAAGACTTTACAGCTCAGAGAGGTTAAAAACGAATGGATTTGGAAAGAGTAGAAGAAGCCTTAGCTTCCATGAAAAAATACGGGTTTTTTGTCATAGAAAATTACTGGTCCGAAGAAAAATGTCAAGAAGCGCTTAATGAGTTGCTAGACGTTTCTTTACCCTGTTTTGATGTTGGTCAGGGTGGTGACTTAAGGCTCAACAGGGCTAATCAGTCACTAGCTACAGCAAAAGAGTTTCTCAAAGATTCCTTTATACAGGAAGTAGCGAATAGGTATAGTAATTGCAAAAGGGCTGATAGGATTGTGGCTGGTATCGTAAAACAACAACAGGGCAAGGATATAGATTCTGGAGGAGGTTGGCATGTAGACAGTGAAATCAACGCGCAATTCAAGAGCTTTATATACTTAAGCAATGTTAGTCCAGACAATGGTCCCTTTACTTTTATTCAAAAATCAAAAAGCCTAGTTAGTAAAATAGATAAATATGACAATCTTAGAATTCCCCAAAAGACCGTAGAGGATCTATTTGAACCAGAAGATATTATAGAAATAACAGGCTCTGCAGGTACGTGCATTTTGATAGACTCAACATATGTACATAGGGGTAAAAAGATTAATAAAGGAACTAGATACACTTATACTAATTACTTTTATGAGGTAGTGCAGGATGCCGAGTGATATTACAGATTTTAATGAGTCTCATTATACGGACCGTTTCATTAAAGGACTTTACGACAAAGGGTTTTTTCACAGGAACTATAGAGACAAAAGACAGAAAAACTTAAACACGGCCAAGCTTCTGTACGAACACTTCGGCTTTTCCAGTTTGGTAGACTTTGGCTGCGGCATTGGCTCTTACATTGAGGTTTTCAAGTCCAAGGGTTGTGAAGTGAAGGGGTTTGATTACGGATTTGAATATGCTAAGGATCTATATGACATGGTTGGGTTGACAGATGATGAAGTTGCTTTTGGGGATGTTACAAAAGAAATAACATTAGAGAAAAAGTACGACGCAGCTTTGTCCATAGAGGTTGCTGAACATATCCCAGAAAGCAAAAGCAGTATTCTTGTTTCCAACCTTACAAACGCCGCAAGCGATATCATTATATTCAGTGCTGCTAAAATAGGACAAGGGGGTACAGGCCATATCAACTGTCAAAACAGCGAGTTTTGGATTGATCTATTTAACGAGCAAGGTTGGTCTCCCCAAGATATTACAGGTCTTGTTTCGACAATGACCCCTACGAGAGATATGGCGGCAGTAGGAGGTAGCTACGTTTGGGAGTGGGTATTTAATAATCTTATGGTATTTAGAAGCAAAGAAAATCAATACCTACAATGATAGCTATTAACAAACAAACGAGTGGACGGCACGGCAATAAGGTCTTTCATTTTAATACACTAATGCAGCTGTCTCAAATAACTGGGCAACAGTGCTTTACTGACCATTGGGATGGGTATGAGTATTTTGATAAGACGTGTGAATTTTTAAAAGGCGTTACGGAAGTAGCGGAGATACCTTTTTCTGACCCTATATACAAAAGTCAAGAGAGGTTAGCAGAAGAATACTCTGAAGGCAATTGGAAGCTGCACACCCTTTCCCTTTGTGGGCCATTCTTTAGGATTACAAATATTGACCCAAGAGAATTCATCCGGTTAAAAAATCATCCAGAGCTTGAAAATGAAGCGGTTGGGATACATATAAGGGGTGGTGACACTAGAGGTGCGGATGGTATGAATGGTAGAGAGATTCATCCGTCAAGTTACTACATTAAAGCTATAGACTTTGTTCTAGAGGAAACCAATGACCCTTGCTTCTATTTATGCACAGACGATCCAGACCCGCGTTATGAAACATATACAGATACTTTAAATTACCTGCTAGAGAAAGGCGTGAAGCTTGTGCACAATACAGCCAATCACTATATGCAGGACTTTGCTATTCTGTCTGAGTGTGAAGTTTTGATATCTGGGTCTAGCACGTTCTCTCTAGCTGCTGGCATGATAGGTAAACATAAGAAAATGATACACAGCAAAGATTTCGTAGAACAGTTCAAAGAAGAAGATCAAAAGTGGTATAGCAATTTCGGAAACGGGATGTTCTTCCATGACATGAATCATATCAATAGTAAATATTATAACATTTGGAGGCTTATATGAGAGCTTTAGTTACTGGAGGAGCCGGATTTATAGGCTCAAACTTAGTGGACAGATTAATCGCAGACGGCCATGAGGTCGTTGTGTTAGATGACGAGTCTTCCGTAGTCAATGAAAAGTTTTATTGGAATGATGCTGCTGAAAATCACAAGGAAAATATATGTGACTTTGATGCCATAAGACCCTTGTTTGAAGGCGTAGATGTTGTTTTCCATCTAGCTGCGAGATCAAGAATACAATTAGCCATAAAAGACCCAAGAGATTCGGTGCTAGTTAATGCTTATGGAACATGTAACATATTACAGTCAGCTAGAGAGGCGGGTGTTGACAGGGTTGTTTATTCCTCTACTTCTTCTGTCTATGGACTGACAGATCCTCCGCATAAAGAAGATCAGGAGGTAGACTGTTTAAATCCATACTCTGTTTCTAAAATATCCGGAGAAAAGCTTTGTGAAATGTACAGCAACCTGTTTGGCCTCAAGACTGTAGTATTTAGGTACTTCAATGTCTACGGAGATAGGCAACCTCTTAAGGGTCAATACGCTCCAGTAATAGGGATATTCCAGAAGCAGGCCGAAGTAGGGGATCCTCTTACGATTGTTCCAGACGGACATCAGAGAAGAGACTTTACTCATGTTTCAGACGTTGTGCAAGCAAATATCTTGGCCGCAACTACTGATTTAGACGGTCATTATGGAGAAGTGTTCAATATAGGCACTGGGACAAATCACTCTGTTCTTGAGTTGGCATCAATGATATCAGACGAGACCGTATTCATAGAGCCTAGACTAGCAGAGTCTAGGGAAACTTTAGCGGATATAACGAGGGCCAAAACACTTCTTGGCTGGGAGCCAACAGTAAAACTAGAGGATTGGATAAATAAATGAAAGTATTAGAATATTCAACACAAGAGTACGATTTTCACAGCCTTGTAAGGCCTCTCTTCGACTGTGAGCTTGAGGAGTTAGACAGCGAAGAAGTCAAATCAGACCTTACCTTAGGCAAAGATACGCACACTTCTTTCCACAAGAATTTTTATCAGGCAATTGACGCTGGGTGGCCAGAGTTTATGAACCTGTACCACTCATTCTTGTCAGAGGTGGTTCACCCTCTTTTTGAGGATGACACATTAATTTTTCAAAAATATCCGGGGATTAGATTTAACCGTCCCGGAGCTAAGGCTGTTTATAAATGGCACTCAGATGGAGACCGAGACCACAAGCACCCTCTTGGAGAAATCAATATCTTTCTACCCATAACTAAGTGTTCTGGGAACAACTCGATGTGGCACGAAAGCATTCCCGGTATGGGTGATTGGAGACCTTTGGAGATTGACTACGGCCAATTTCTTATAGGATATTTAAACCAGTGTAGGCATGGCAACAAGACAAATGACACAGACAAAACTAGAGTCAGCTTTGATTTTAGGGTAATTCCGGGCTTTGCTTATGATGAAAACTGTCCTCTAAAAAGCTGCACCACGCATCAAGAATTTAAAATTGGTGGGTACTACGAAAAAATGACTAGAGGAGCAACTGATTCAATGTATGACCCAGTCGAAAACGCAAAGCTAGGAGGTGCATGTTGATAGACGCAGTAATACCCTCTCATAGAAAAGACGCTGAGACATTAGACTTATGTATAGAAGGCATAAGGAAGAATGTCAAAGGCATTAATAGGATAATCGTAGTATCAAAAGAGAGACTCACAGATAAAGCAGAGTTTTATTCGGAAGAGCTTTTCCCCTTTTCTTTTGAAGACGTAGGGAATATAATTGGGTTTCATAGAAAAACCTTCAACTACTATGGAGGTTTAATACAAACAACTTCTGCTGCGGTCATACCAGACTTGCAGAGGGATGTTCTCATTTGTGACGCAGACACGATCTTTCTCAAGCCAGTTGAGTTTGTTGACGGGGATGTGGGTTTGTATAATGTGAGCTACGATGTTCCTCTAGGCGTTACTGTTCACCCATACTTTGAACACTTTGAGAAGCTTATACCGGGATTGACTAAGCAAACAGAATATTCTGGGATATGTCACCACATGCTGATACAGAAAGACGTGCTTTCAGATATGTTTTGCCTTGTTGAAGAAACTCATCACATGCCATTCTGGAAGGCTGATATATCTGTTACTCTAGAGGACTATAAAAGCTTACATCCAAAACCTCCACATGACCAAGCACCTCTTTTGTTTACAACTTATGAGCTTTACCTAAACTATGTCATGAAGTTTCATCCAGAACGCTGTCGAATAAGGCAGCAAAAAAGCATACTGGCCTACAAGGGCAGAATGGGTGTTGAGGGCGAAGAAATACAGAAAGTCGGTTCAAGAACAAACCTATTTGGCAACGTTCAAATCATACCAGCAGAAGAAGAGAGCGGATTCAAATTCGACTCTTTTAAAGAATCCTGCAAGCATATATCTAAAAGATGTGCTGAGCTTGAGTGGGACGCTGTTACCTTTCAAAACCACACAAGGATTGGGTCTAAAGAACATAAACAGGCTTGTTTGAAAGAAATAGATGAACTTTTTAAAGATAGATCGAAATAACGTCGATAAACTAGAGTGCTTTGTTAAGACAATAGGCTCTTCGGTAGATACCTTTAGGTATTACTCCCATAGAAATCCATTAGAAGCCATAGCCAACCACCTAGTGACGTTTCTCTTACTCGATGGTGACTCTGTCGGTTATGGACATTTGGACGAGGAGAACGGCGTTGTGTGGCTTGGTATCTGTGTAAAGGAGTCCTGTGTAGGTAAAGGTTATGGCAAATCAATAATGAAAGAGCTTGTGAATAGCTACGACGGAAAAATATGTCTAACCGTAGATAGTAGCAATAATGCAGCCATAGGACTATACAAAAAGTTTGGCTTTGTAGTGACTAAAGAAAACGCTACCGTTTATATGGAGAGAAGAAATGATACCAGTATATAAACCATACATACCAGACTCAAGTGTATATTACGCAACAGATGCGATAAGATCCTCTTGGATATCTTCTATAGGAGAATATATAGATAGGGCTTCGGAGAAACTTGCGGAATTAAGTGGTTGCAAGTATGTGGTTTTGACAAACAACGGCACTGCTGCAACACATTTGGTTACTAGATGCTTAAAAAGGTTTCATCCAGAGGTTAGGAGGGTCTTAGTACCCAGCGCTTGCTACGTAGTTCCTTACAATACTATACTCTACGACCATAACGACTGGGAAGTGCTCTGTATCGATCTGTCTATTGACAGTTGGAATATGCAGATAGATTCGATTAGAGAAGGTGACGCTATATTTGCTGTCCATAACCTAGGGAATATAATAAATGTACCACTAATTAAAAGAAGGTTTGCCTGTCCGGTGATAGAGGATAACTGCGAAGGGTTTTTTGGCACCTATGAAGGTAACCCCTCCGGTTCTGAATCTCTATGCTCATCCCTTTCTTTTTTTGGGAATAAGAATATAACCTGTGGTGAGGGCGGCGCTTTCTTGACTGACCGTCAGGACGTATATGAGTTTGCTATGAAGCTTAGGGGTCAAGGCCAAAGCGACCTTAGGTATGTACACGATGAACTAGGATATAATTACCGGATGACCAATGTTCAAGCTGCTATACTATTAGGTCAACTTGAAGAATCTGAACACATACTCAAAGAGAAGCAAAGGGTTTTTTCTAGATATAGGGAACATCTTCAAGACGTGTCTAACATCTCACTTCAGCAAGAAGAGGAAGGAACTAGTAGCTCCCTTTGGATGTTCGGTGCTCGCTTTGATGATCTTGATGGAGCGTATGAACTTGGTAGTAAGTTCTTCAAGAGTAGAGGAATTGACACCAGACCAATGTTTTACTCATATAAACGACATAATCATATAAATTTTGAGGGAAATGACCGCGTATCTGATATAATAAATAGGCAGGTTATTGTCTTCCCGTCTTTTCCAGAACTAACAAATGACGAGATAGACTACATATGCAAAAAAATAATTTCTTTTAGGAAGGGCGTTTAGATGCTTGTTGAAGAATACATGAAAGAATATAATCTATCAGATCCTTGGGATGTGGTAGATCTATTCGAGAAAAGGATGGCTGAGTACGGAGGTAGTAAGTATGCGGTAGCTGTAGATAACTGTACAAACGCATTGTTTCTTTGTCTTAAATATCTAAAGGCTGGTGGGGAAATCATACTTCCTAAAAGGACATATGTCTCGGTTCCGTGCACGGCAATACATGCTGGGTGTCAAATAGATTTTCAGGACATTGAGTGGAGTGGGGCATATCAGCTGAAACCTTATCCAGTCTGGGACGGGGCGACACGTATGCGTAGAGATATGTATGTCGAAGATTCATACTACTGCATATCTTTCCACAGAAGAAAACATATACCAATAGGTAAAGGCGGTATGATCCTAACAAACGATAAAGATGCATACGACTGGTTTAAGGTTGCGCGATACGAGGGTAGACATATAGATAGGTTATACAAAGACGACTCTTTTGACATGATAGGTTGGAACATGTACATGCCTCCTGAGCAGGCTGCTGAAGGGCTAGAATTGTTTAAACAGACAGATGACTGGAATGAAGATCTTGAAACCTCTGGCATGCATAAAGATTTATCAGATTTTCCTATATACGAAAGGGCAAACAGATGATACTTATTTGCTTTGGAACTAGGCCGGAATATATAAAGCTAAAACCTCTAATGGATAAGCTGGATGGGGTTTTGGAATACAAAACTTTATTCACTGGACAGCACAAAGACCTTGTTCAGCACAGGCCAGATTACTCAATAGAAATTGAGGATGGTAGGAACAGATTGGACTCAATCATTTCGTCTACAATGAACTCAATAGACTTTGACGGAGTGTCTTGCGTCATGCTTCAAGGGGACACAACTTCGGTTTTAGCTGTAGCCCTATCTGCTTTCAATAACAAGGTTCCAGTTATACATCTAGAAGCCGGACTAAGAACCAATAATCTACAACAGCCTTACCCAGAAGAGGCTAATAGACAGATAGTTTCTAGAATATCAGATTTACACCTATGCCCAACGATAGAGGCGGCTGCAAATTTGGCTAAAGAAAATGTGCCAACAGACAGGATTTACACTGTTGGAAATACAGTACTAGACCACCTAGTTGGAGTCAAGACAACTGACACTAATAAGGTTCTAGTAACAATGCACAGGAGGGAGAACCACGCAAAGATAGAAGAGTGGTTTAAAGCTATAGATGAGCTAGCGCAGCAGAACAAAGAATATGAATTCTGCCTACCTATTCACCCAAATCCCGCAGTAAAAGAAAAGACATATCTACTGGAGAATGTAAAGGTTGTAGACCCTATGTCTCATAAGGAATTGATAAAATATTTGTCCTCATGCTCATACGTCATAACTGACAGTGGTGGAATACAGGAAGAGGCGGCCTTTTTAAGAAAGCCGTGCTTAGTCTGTAGAGAGGAAACTGAGAGAGCTGAAGGCCTTGGGGTATTTTCGCTCCTCTGTAAACAACCTGAAGAACTACATGAGTTGTGTTCACAGCTGGATAACTTATCAATGGAAGGCGATTGTCCGTATGGAGACGGGAAAGCTTCTGAAAAAATAGTAAGGATATTGAATGAATATAGTTATACCAGCTAGAAGAAATTCTAAAGGTCTGCCTTTTAAAAACAGGAAACTTTTAGAGTATACGTTAAAAACAATACCTAGAGATCTTGTTTCTAGCACAATAATATCTACTGACGACGAGGAGATAGTCTCTATAGGTATAAAAAGTGGTTACAAGATACATAATAGGAGCGAGTACTCATCTAGAGACGAGGCCGCAACAAAGGAGATTATGGAAGAGGTGGTCAGGGACATGGAACTGACTGGGCCTATAGTTATGTTATACCTAACCTATCCAAAAAGAACTTGGAAAGATGTGGAAAACGCATACTATTGGTTTTTGATGAATAACGCAAAGTCTATGTTATGTAAAGAAGAAATAGAAACCCATCCTTTCATGTGTCTGTATGAGCTTCCGGGTAATAAGGGAGGCCAAGTTGTTACTAACGACCTGTACAGGAGGCAAGATTATCCAAAATGTTTTAGGTTCTGTCACATGGTTTCCATATTTGATGCAGAAGAACTAAAAGATCTAAACAAAAACCTTTACAACCAAGATACAATATATTATAATATAGAACATTCACTAGATATAGATAATAAAGAGGATTTCAAATGCATATAAATATAATAGCAGAAGGTGGCATAAACCACAATGGTAGTGTCGAAATAGCGAAGAGGATCATTGATGTCTCTGTAGTTGCTGGGTGCGACTATATAAAGTGGCAAAAGAGGACTCCTGAGCTATGCGTCCCAGAAGAACAAAAGGGGAAGCCTAAGTCAACTCCTTGGGGAGAGATGACATATATTGATTACAAGCATAAGGTGGAGTTTGGCACTGAAGAATACAGTGAGATTTTTGACTATTGCAGAGACAGGATCAAATGCTTTGCCTCAGTATGGGATAAACCCTCTGTTGATTTTATGAACCCCTTTACTGACATAGCCAAGATACCTTCAGCGTTAATAACTGACTTGGATCTATGCAAGTACGCAAGAGATAATTTTGAGACCTTAATAATATCTACTGGGATGAGCACTGAAGAAGAAATAGAACACTGTGTGCATGCCTGTCATCCAGATGTAATTATGCATACAAACTCAACTTATCCATCTCCAATAGACGAGCTAAATCTTAGGTACATAAACTACTTACAGAATAAGTGGCCTGCAGAGATAGGGTACAGTGGTCACGAATACGGCTTAGTCACAACATTCGCTACCATAGCCATGGGAGCAACTTGGATAGAGCGTCACGTTACTCTAGATAGAGAAATGTGGGGATCAGACCATTTAGCTTCTGTAGAACCTCAGGGCTTAATGAAGCTAGTTAAGGGTATCCGAGATATAAATAAGAGCTTGGGGGATTACGGGCCAAGAGAGGTTCTGGAATCGGAAAAGTCAAAGAGAAGATCATTGAGGGGCAATTAATGATTATATATGTAGATATAGATGGTACAATATGTGAGACAGCTGAAAAAGGACTGGACTACAGTAAGTCGTACCCAATAAAAGAGAGAATTTCAAAGATAAATGATCTTTATGCTTCCGGAAATACTATAATATACTGGACGGCTAGAGGTACAGTTACTGGTGTTGACTGGAGAGATGTGACCTTGAAGCAGTTTGAAGAATGGGGAGTAAATTATCACAGCCTTGTGATGGGAAAGCCTCACTTTGACTTATTTATAGACGACAAGAATATAAACAGCGAAGAATTTTTTAAGGATGTGCAATGAAAATACTGTTAACCGGATCTGGCGGATTTTTAGGACAGAACCTTGTTCCAATCTTATCTAAAGAACATAGCGTTTACGGACCAAGAGCAAAAAGATGGGATTTAAGAGATCAGAAAGCTTGCCAAGAATTGATAGCTCATACTAGACCTGAAGTCATAGTACACGCCGCTGGTTCTGTTGGCGGGATTGGAGCAAACAAAGAAAACCCCGGAAAGTTTATGTATGAAAACTTAATAATGGGAGCAAATGTAATCCACGCCGCAAAGGAACGTGGTATCAAAAAGTTTGTGTTGTTAGGAACTGTGTGTTCTTATCCCAAGCACACTCCTGTGCCTTTTAAGGAAGAGAACTTGTGGGAAGGGTATCCTGAGGAAACAAATGCTCCTTATGGTATCGCAAAAAAAGCCTTGATGAAAATGGTTGAGACCTATAACGAACAATATGGTTTTAATGGCGTCAATTTGATTCCTGTAAATATGTATGGGCCATACGATCATTTTAACTTGACTAGCAGCCATGTTATACCAGCCCTTATTTTAAAGGTTTATAACGCAATGAAGAGCAGCTCCAGATCTATAACACTTTGGGGTACTGGACAAGTATCAAGGGAGTTTCTTTATGCTGAAGACTGCGGGCATGCGATCAAATTGGCTATAGAAAAAGATGTTCCTCCCAGTCCCATCAATATAGGTACAGGTAAGGAAATAAAAATTTGCGACTTGGCTTCTGAGATTGCTGAGCAGATGGGCTTTGATGGAGAAATCTTATATGATTCAAGCAAGCCTGATGGACAACCTAGAAGGTGTCTAGATACAAACAAAGCAAAAGAGTTACTTGGGTTTGAGGCTAAAACCTCTTTCCAAGAAGGACTTAAGAAAACAATCGAATGGTTTTTAAGGAATAACAAATGAATTTAGGAGTATATACAACTAGTCTTGGAATCAGTGAAGAGACTGAGGCTATGATAAATAATTTAAATAGCGGAGTTGAAAGTGACAAACTCACAGCAGCAAGCGTGTTTTTCAACTCTGTGGCTTTTAATCCGCTGCCTATGAAGTGCGGATGTTTTAACGCTGCAGACTTATGGAATTTTACAGGCACCCTCTTGAGCACAACGCTTTCTAATGTCATTAGAGCGTCGTCAATAGTGAACAAAGCAAAAATTTACTATTACTATGGCTGGGAAGAGAGTGTTCCAGTACTTCATCTAATTAATATTTCCAAGAGTAGGACTATTGAGGTTTTATGTAGAGATGAAAACTCTAACAAAGAATACCATCGTCTTACTGGTAAAAATTCAGCTGGTGTGGTAAATGACTTTAATATAGATCAGTTATTAGAATTGGTGCAACATGAATGAAACAAGAATAGTAAAGATGTATGTAGATCAAGATATGAGCACATACGAGATAGCGGAAAGCTTCAATACGTATCCAAACAAGATACGAAGAATTTTAACCAAGAATGGTGTACCTCTGAAGAGTCACAGTCAAGCTCAAATGGCTGCGTTAAAGAAGGGGAGAGCAAAGCATCCTACAATAGGAAGAAAGCGTACAAAGGAAGAACGTATCAAGATCAGCTCATCAGTACATGACTATTGGGAAAAGATGTCAGATAAAGAAAGGGCTCAAAGAGTAGAAGACGCCAGAGAGCGCTGGAACTCTATGAGTGAAAGTAAGAGATCTGAGATCTGTGCCGCAGCAATACAGGGTATACAACGGGCAAGTAAAGAAGGATCTAAACTAGAAAAGTTCCTATTTAATGAGCTTCAACAACACGGCTATGACGTGGAGTTTCATAAAAAAGGTCTGATACCGACACAAAAATTAGAGATTGATATGTATGTACCATCTCTCAACACTATAATAGAGGTAGATGGTCCTTCTCACTTTTTACCCATCTGGGGTGAAGAGAAGCTTGCTAAACAAATAATCGCAGACGAGCAAAAAAACGGCATAGTCCTAAGCAAGGGCTTTGCTATGCTTAGGATAAAAAATCTATCCGACTTCATATCGCTACAAGCCAAGGAAAGGCTCATCACTGAAGTAGTCTCTACACTTGAAAAGATTAAAAAGCGTTTTCCTAAAAGAGCAGAAAGGTTTATTGAAATTAAATTATGAGTAACAAGGAGAAAGAAAAAGATATGTTTGAAACAGTAGAATTACAGACGCCTTCTAATACTGACACTTCGGTCAAAGATGTTATTGCTGGAGATACACCACTGATAACGTCTCCAGAATGGAGTGCCTATATCTTAGGGTTGTTTGAGGATAAGGAGCTTATTGACGGTAACCCGTTGGTAGCTGGACTGAGAAGAGTTGCAGAGTTGGTTTTAGGACCAATCGTCTATAGCGGACCTAGTCAGGTCTTCCCAGTAACTGCAGAGAATGGTCCCGGAAGAGCAACGGTGGTTTTCAGTATAGAGTTTGAAAACGGAACAAGATATGCTGACGTTGCTGACTGTTGGGAAGGAAATACTGACGATATGTTTTGTGCATACGCTGTAGCCACGGCAAGTACAAGAGCAGAAGGTCGGGCATTAAGAAAAGCTCTACGGCTAAAATGCGTTGCTGCTGAAGAGATTACAAAAAAGGATACGGCTAAAATTGTCAGAGAAGCCTCCAGCAAGAAAGTTAGTAGTGATGGAGATTATGACGATGAAAGCAGGATGAGTGACGCGCAGTTTAACTTCATTGACGTGAAGTGTAGACAGTTAAATATCAATGGAAAAGTGTTGTTCAAAGATAGCTTTGGTGTTGAAGTCAATAGAAAGGTCTCTAAGCGTATTGCTAGTGACATTATTGACAAACTAAATGAATGCCAAAGAGACAAGAGCATCATATCACAAGAACTAAACGGTTATGAACAGGAGTGGAGAAACTAATGAAACTAACTTATACAACCAACAATAGCAGAATCAGTGTGGAACTCGAAGGAGATTCACAACGAGAAATTTTTAGCCAAATTGGGAAATTCCAAGAGGTGTTTGAAGAGAATGTTTGCGGTAAGTGCGGACATGACCACATTAGGCACATTGTTCGTACAGTTGATGACAATCAATACTACGAGCTAAGATGTACTAACTGTGGAGCAAAGCTATCCTTTGGAGCTCACAAGAAAGGCGGAGGGCTTTTCCCAAGACGGAAAGATCCAGATGGCAATTGGTTGCCTGATTCTGGCTGGGTTAAATGGAATCCAAAGACAGAAAAGAATGAGTAAAATAAGGGGCCTAACGGCCCCTTTTCTCATTGATTATGTACAAAGCAATATTACAAGTATTCTACTGTGAAGTAAAGACCGTAATTTGTCTTGCTACCAATAGTCGTAGGTGAAGCGCTTAACGAGATATACCAATCATGTCTAGAGGCTTTATGCGTAACTCCATCATTTGATTTTTGCCCCAACGAATTGTCTGATGGGTCTGTAGTATTTGTATTAGTACCGCTAGAACCGGGAGACGCTGTAAGAGTCATCGCCGCCATACTAGTACCAGCTTCAAAAGCACTCCAGTTGCCTGCTGAGCTAGAAGAGCCGTGCTGATTTAGGTCGTTAATACTCCACAAAGAGTGGGGATGTCTACTCTCATAAACATAAGTCAAAACACCGCTAGCGTGCTTAGTGATGTCGCTTCTGTCGAATATTCTTAGTTTACAGTTCTGCACCATTACAGATTCAGAGTGTGTAAATCTTACATTAAGCGGAGCCAAGTAATTTGGCATATATTTTAGCTGTTTTGAGCTAGTTCCATCTGCAGAAACACCGCTAGTATTGATAAATTTGCTATTATGTAGCTGAGCACCCTGTCCAGTACCGTCTGAATTGGTTATCCATGTAGAGTCTTGATACGAGGCAATAGGCACTGAAATGCCATGTGTAGACCCGTAAAAGCCTACACCAGAGCCACTACTGTGGTTTATTAAGCCAGCCTCAGTAGTTTCTGACCCTGCTACGCCGTTTCCGTAAAATTTAATATCTGCCATTGTAATCTCCTTATGATTTCATTGTTATTATACACGAAAAATGAGTTTATTTATACGTTTTATACTGAGTTTGGAGGGTCGACTGTTTTTTCGTCGTCTGAGTCAATTGCTCCGTTATTTATTTTGGAGGGTCGACTGTTTTTTCGTCGTCTGAGTCAATTGCTCCGTTATTTATGATGACGGACAATCCTCCAAGGATTTTCCCAAGCGTTCCATACTCGCCGCTCAGGAGACTCTTTATATTAGATGATTTAGAGCTTAGAGGTGGTGGTGCTTCTGCGGCTACTGCTGGAGAAAATCTTAAATCGCAGTAATTTAGGTGGTTTCGGGTTTTACTGTCATGATTGTCGCTGTAGTATGAAACATCTGCGTGAAAGTAGAAGTATACATCATATACACCAACAGGGTCTGGAATATTAACTATTTTCTGCCTTTGACCAAGAGCGATTCCGTTATTACCATCTTGCGTGTTTTTACCCTCTTTACTAGGAAGGGACAGTAATTCTACCTGTCTTTTCGTTTGGCCAAAATCATGTATATACTTATTATATACTATGCCTTTTTTAACCCCAATATCAGCTCCTGTGCCTTGTGAAACACGTAATCCGGGCATTCCATCAACCCTGACATCACCCCCTGTATAGTTAGAGAACCTGAGCTTGCTTCCTTGTTCTGTGACAGTCCATTGGCCACTAGCCTCAGTGCAATCATCTTTATTTGTGGGCGTTTGGAAGCCCGAAACAGTACAAACACCAGCATATTCAGAAAAGTCTTCGTGGCCAAATCCGTACCCAATTGAATCCTGAAGAATTTTCCCATCCACTGGAACACCATTTTCGTTATATTCGCCATAAGCAATTTCAAACGGCTCTACAGCAGTTATTTCGCCATTACTGCCAATGGCCTTGACTTTTAACCAAGCGTCTTGCCCCTGACCTCCGTAACCTTTCAAAACGTCGTTGGGAACATAACCTTCACCACCAGAAATAATCTGCAGATGATTCTTTGAAAACCCAATAGTTATCTTATAGTGATGAAAAGGTTTGACCATGCCTCTCTTTACGGTGTTGACTCTCCAGTCCTGCTTTTTCCTTACTGTACTACTACTATCTAATAAGGTACCCGTCCCTATTATCGTGCCTGTTGGGCTAGGAGCGAATGTCGGAACTCTAAAATCTACAGAGCCAGATCTTTCTTCTACTTGGTAACACGTATCAAGTCCATCCTCTACTGTTGAGTAGCCAAATACGGCGTTTGAGGGGAGTAACGAAGCGTCTTCAAACAGCTCTCCCTCGTCAAATAATGGCCTGCCTCCCCTGTACCATAACTTTCTAGGAGCCAAAGTCGGGTCTCCGGGTTGAAAGTGATGGACAGCCATACATCTTGGGTCAAACACAGTTAAGTGTGTAGGCCAAGCGTCTACTATTCTAGCATGAAGTGCGCTGGTATTATAACTGCCTATGTCGTCGGTCCGCCTACCCCACTGTGATTGTGGCTGTGTTGGGTCAAGGCCGATCTCGTAGTTGACCCCTAGTAATTGATCTACGCTAAACTCTATTGCGGAAGCTCCTGTAGAAAGCCTGACTTTAGCAGTGCTTATGTGACATATATAAGAACCAAAATCTTGGTAGAAATTACGGTCAGCAGTTTGGGGATTAGCCTGCCAGTTAGGACTGATCATGCCGTTTGTGTAATAGCCGGGAGCTTTATCTTGTGGGAGGTCGCCTTGGCCGAGATTGCCAAACCCAGCAGTATTGTAAGGATATGTCTTTACTATAGACTCTTCGTCTTCTCCGATGAGGGCAATATACTCAAATGAATTGTTTGGCATCTCAAATGTCGGGGCACTAGAATTGTCCAAACTAGTAGGGACAAAAGGACTACCTAAGATTTCTCTTTTATAAAAAGAGTCGCCAAATATATTCAACTTAGAGCCTTCTTCATTTTCAGTGCCGTTCTGTTCTGCCTGAAAACCGAAACCGACTGGATGGTTAGGAACAGAGTTGCTATTTCCCCCAAGATTTCTATAGATTTCGCTGTTCATCACGCCAACGTTTCCGTTTACATAATGTAGACTGTGTGGTGAGTCTAGGTGTGTAGCAACCTCAGCCATCATAGGTATGAAGGTAACGTGACTTGGGTTCCTTGGTTTCAGGTTCCACAAGTCAGCTACATGGTCTCCATCAGCATAATACTCCAACCAATGATATCTATGTTTTCTGTACTCTACTACGTGTTGAGCAAAGTTATTTCTATCTCTAGTCATTGCAGTGCTCTTAGTGACGGGGTAGTCTGTTGCCCACTTGAGCAAAGCTAGCGATTGTACAGGACAGGCTTGCTTAGAAATTACAGACCCGTTAAGGGCTACTTCTGCCGGTATGTGAGTATTATCTTTGCTCTCAAATATAGCATTTACGTGCCTATTAACACCTGTGCCGCCAAGCTCTGGAGTCCTGCCAGTGTCAAATATCTGATTTATATCCCAAGGGGCACGTAGGCTTGCATTCTCGGTATTTCCACCAAAATAGTTCTGAGCGTATGACCCAGCTCCTACTGCTTTAAGCACTCCTTTGTCCGCGTAAAACTTAAGGGCTCTAAGCTTGTCAGCCTCGTATCCCTCTGGAAAAGACATGCCAGCAAAAGGGTTAGCCGCCATGGAGTCAGTTTCGAGGGGAGTATAAACAGCACCTAAAGTACTCTCATATTGATGACAGTTGGCAATCATGTTACCCTTACTATTCGACCCACCAAGTTGTGAATGCAACATGTCGAATTGTGTATATTGATATGTGTATCCGGGATCATACTCTACGTCACCCTGAGTATCATAGTTTAGCGATATGGAAAATTTATTCAGCTCAAAAAGTGCAGGGTCCACGAAGGCATGCATTCCGTTGACGTTTTTGTTGAGACCTCGATAGAACTGTTCATTAAAGGCTGCCTCAGCAACGGCAGGATCTCTGTGTATCTCCCAAATGCGCTTTTCTGTATCTTCATGGTGCAGAAGTTCACCATCATTTGGGCGGCTTCTTGGATCTGGGTCGCCTTCTTTAGAGTGCATATGCTGTCGGAGCCCTATCATATTAAATATATCACTCCAGCCGTCGATTGAGAAGCGGCCCCCATCACTTGACTCAGCGCCTTCCTGAGACTGGAGAACTAGCCATTCACCAGAAATCCAACCGAGCAACACTTTCTCACCTTTAGCATATGACTGTGTACTTCTGTTTACAACCACAACTGTTTCTTTTATCAGGCCCTCCTCACACGGACCACCTGCCGTATCTGGACCGTATACATTTGGGTTGCTACCCTTTACGCCCACAGGCATGGCTTCTGCTAACTCAAAACTTCCCATATAGGTCTGTGAAGTTGAGTTTAAGAAATCGTCCATTTTTAGCGTATGAAACTCCTCTGGGTCTATACCAACGGAATTAACTCCTAACAGTTCTGTCGAGAGAAGAGCTATCATTTGTTTTGTGCCAGCCTCAAACTTGCCGGTGTTTTGCTCAAAGTGCATTTCTAGAGGCGCTGCGACTACGTTTTTAGGATTATCAAGACCTCCATGAGCTATGTTTTCAAAAGTTCCGGGAGCGGCTAGGTTGGGCTTGCCCGCTTTGCCATAAATAGTACTTGGCGCAGCGGAAATCATTGGCCCATCTGTACCTTGACCCTTGATGGCTATGTTTCTCTTTGAGTTCGACAAATAGTCGAAACCATACAGCATGCATGTTATTAAGGTATTTTGTGATTTGATACATTCTGCACCATCAACTTCAGCGGTTCCAAAGCGATAAGATAATTCTATTTCTGCATATAGACCACTTGGTGCTCTAGCAACTTCGCTGGCAAAAACCTGTCTATTTAAAAGCTCCGCTTGATAAGCGGCGTCGTTTGGCTGGGCTCCACCATTAGGAAGTAGAACAAGTTCGGAATGGCTTTGAATAGCTCCGGCAAGACCACTTCCCCCATGAATTTCATTACCGTAAATGGTAAGCTTTTTTGTTATAAAGGTATTGTCCCAATGGTCAAGCTTTACATTAGATTGATCTGGAGCGCTGCCCACAAAATTCTGGTTATGCAATATCTTATGAACTGTCTCTTCTGCAAACTTATCTGTATAAAGAGCAGCATCTTTCAAGGCATCCTCGTCACCCTTGACGCATATAGACTTGTCTCTCTTTAATATCTCAAAAAGTTCGCCGGAGCTGAATGAGTAAAGTCCTAAGTCCTTAGCGAACAAGTTATTAGGCATACTTAGTCTGTGATAGTCAGCATTTGTGTCTACATCAAACCAGTCGCCAAAGTCAAAATCAGCCATTTTATACGTCCTGTGGTCCTATGTTATCTTTATTGTAAAATGCGTCCTCGAATCGTTGTCTCTTGTTGCCAAGCATTGGATTTACGCTAGGGAGTGTTGCATGGTAATTATCGCTACTGTATCCAGAGTACATGTCTGTCATCTCAGAACTTGCTGTGTCGGCATATTTCTTCATGGCGGATTGTGAGTCTGCAGCTATCCCCATTGTGTTTTTTATTTGTTCTTCGTTTGATGCGGCTCCTTCTTGTATCGTTTCCTCCACATCTTGGGGGCCGCCTGCTAAATCCGTGGAGCTGATATTACTTGCCACCGCAGATATTGTTATGTTGTTAGTAACGGCTGGTTTTTGAGTACTCATAATAGTGCTAGTCTCCATCAAACCATCAAATTGCCCAAACTCTTGAGCAAAATCTCTACTGCTTTGGTTTTTTCCAATACCATTTCTTATGAGTGAATTATTTATATCTCTCTGCTTTTGTCTTTCTCTAATAACCTTCGATAAGGCTATCTCTTTCTGCTTGTCTAATTTGCCAAAACCAGTGGTGTAAAGATCCATCTTGTACGTGGTGCTTATACTACTCTCTGTGATACTAACAGAAATGTCCGTAACTAGCGGCCCACCATCTATCAAAGCTTGGCACAAGGAAACCCCACTGGGAACGTCTGGTATCGTAAACCCTCCTCTTTCAGAGAATAACAGAAGGCTATTTGAGAACTGGGCCTCGAACTTACCAGCCTCCTCCAAAAGTCCATTGCCACCATAGTTCCAAGGAGCAAGCTCCTCTTTCTTTACAAATTCTATTCTGCCTCCTATGTGGCTCAGCGAAGCTGCAGCAGTTCCTGCGATTTGAGAGGAAAGCCATGGGCCGTAACACTTTTCCGTAGAAGTGAGAGGTAAAACAACTAAATTTGGATATACTGGAGACGGTGCTGTAATCATTAGTCGTCCAGCTCCTGTTGCTAAGCTCATCTTAGCCAGAGCGGCCTTGTACGGAGCAAAGGCGGTAAATACAGTCCTGAAGCTGGCCTGATCGCAAAGCTGTTGCAAACCAGTAGCAGGGGTAAGTTCAGGATCAAGCTGCCGCCCTCTCATGGGAATGCCTCTCACGGTAGGTGTCTCAAAACCACCTACTCTGGGGCTTACAGTGTCCATCGTCAAATAGTGTTTAATTAAGGGGGCTTGGAAGACTTGGAACGGACCGTCTTGGAAGCGGCTGTCTATAGCTGGCTTTACTCTTGTGGGCAGGGTTATAATCGCATAAACGTTCCCTGAGTCTAATGACATAGACTCTGTGTTTATAATACCAATCATGCTGTTTTCTAGCCGTGCTTCAGGTATTGCTAGTTTAGGGGCAAATACATGTCTATTCCTTCTTTCATAGTCAAACATTTTGACAGAGGTTCCATCGTATCCGCCAGTCTTGCTGGTTGTAGGCACCCAAGTCCCGCCATTGCCTGTGCATGAAACCTCATCCGGATACGAACCTATTGAACAAGACCCACCAGCACTAGCCACTCTAGCAGAGCAAGGAAGGAAATTGGCTATGTAGTAACCTATGCTTTCTCTCCAAGCGCACTGCTCCTCATTCCAGAATATTTTCGGAGGGGTTATGGCTCCATTATCTTCTACGCATCTGCCAAAAACGTCCACATCTTTTAATACTGTCATCGGTGGCATATATAGCTTTGGATCTAGTGTGCATGTCATAAACGCTATGGTTTTTGCGTCTGTCTGGTCATTAGGATCGCCGCCGTCTGAAGTTGAAAAGGTTGTAAATTCGTCAGGCTTGGTATTATCAAGCTGTAAGGCAACGTCTGGTATAAACCCTCCTCCTTTATTTTGCTCCTGCGTAAACGTTTTTGAATCAATTCCGTCAAAAGTTAGGAACTGGCTGTTATCAAATCTTACATACGCTTGCATTCGACCATCTTGGACGAAGTTTGTTAGGTCAGTTGGGAATAGCTTATCTTCTACTATTGATGGTTTTATAGCAAACAGCCCTTGGCCAACGGGTGCCGTTAAATTAATATCTATCAATTCAGGAGGGGTAGAGTTCCAATATAAGCGCTTGTCAAAATAGCCACCTCTGGGCTCAGGGTTATAGTTATTCTCCCACTTCTCTGATAGGGTGTTCCAGTTGCACTTCAGGCCTCCGTCTTTAGAGAGGGATCCATTTACCGCCTCCTTCAAAAGTTTAAAGTTTTGAATTGAACCGTCATGAATATAATAAGTACGCGGGTCTCTCAGGTAGTGAGGGTTCTGTCTAACATATAAGTTTTCAGTGGCAATCAAGCCTAAGGACATTGTTTCTGCAACCTCAAGCGAAGACCTGTAGTCTTCTCCAGAACTAATCGGGGAGTAGTCAAAACCCCAAGGGCCTTTCTCAAAGTCTATTACCGCGTTAGTTTGAGCAGAGCTACCGAAGTTCTTCAGCTCTACCTTATCGTTATATCCCCAGTTTGCAAACTTCGGCATTTTAACCAAGAATTTTTTACCAAGATGTTCGTCAGCAACCTTCTTAAGGAAGTTGTAGACCCGATAGGAATTCTCTATAGTCTCTTTTCCAAGCCTATGTATGGACTTTAGCAAGTCTTGATTATTACCAACAAACTCTTTAATCTGACTTACCTTTCCTTTAAACTCCTTATTTATGTCCGCCATTCTTTGCTCAAGTAGTCTGTACTTTTCTCTAATCTTCTCAAGCTGCTCTGGGGTAACGCCGTTGCTAACGCTTTGTATTCTAACAAGCTCAATTTTCATCTGCCTCTTTATCTCTTCACTAGCTTTCTTGGCGTATTCTTGGGCGGTTGCCGGGTTTTGTGAACTAGCGTAGTCTGTGATCATTCTAGTTAACGCGGCTTGTATTCTTACAATCCCCGCCTCAGGTATCCCAATTCTCTCTGCCCGCTTGTAATACAAAGGGTAACCATACGGAGGGCTACAGGGACTCATTGGTAGGCCATTACCATCACAATCTTGAATGTCTGACTCAAAGACGCATCTAGGAACAGAAACGCCATAATTCTCAGAAAGATTCGTTATGGTTCTTTTGCTACCGGCAGGTAGGTTAGGCTTTGCTAAAAGAGCGATTTGGACAGCATCATCCTCTTCCATGGACTCCATGTATATATCATTGTATTGGACTAGGAATTCTTTCCATTTCTCGTAAGACACTGCTGCAGCTCTCAATTCAAGCTCAGTAGCTATGTAGTAATTGCCCACACCGTGTGCGTTGAGGGCCGTTGTATCTAGCTGTATTTGTTGGTATGATCCCCAGCCTCTAGGTATCGTGACAGCATCTTTGCCGAGAAAACCATAGAACGGGAGAACTTGCTGCCTTAGAGAACAGTCATGATACCATTGAAATTCTTCCAAGAACTTGACGTCGTTGGCTAAGCCAGCTTCTTGTTTTCTAACCTCAAGAAAGTCTCTGTCGCCGTTGGTATGAAAAAAGTGCATGTCAGTCTTCTGTGCGCCAACCACAAATTTGTCAGTGACAACGTTTGACAACTCAAAGCCAATGTCCTCGTTTATGACATTCATGCCTTCAGGTAGTCTGTCTATATACCTTTTTATACTTCCGTAGTTAGGTTGTTTAGACCTGTCTATAGCGTCTACTCTTATTATGCCGGCGATCATCCTGTCAAAATCCGTATTGGATTGTATAATGTGGTTATTATATTGATACCACAGTTCTGTCATTGGGTGGTCTATGATTGGCAGCAATTGCACAAAGAAGTCGTGGCTTATTACATCGCACAATTCTTGACAAAGCGAAAGTATATCGATTTGGTCAAACTCTAAATAGTACGTGTCGGGTATCTTGTCTAACGGTATGCCGCCTAAATCAACTATATATTTAAACCCTCTAAAATCAATAAAGCCACCAAAGCCTGCGTTTATAAACTCTTCGGGAAATACTGGGCCAGCGTTTATCGGTACTCCAATATCCTTTAGTCTCTCAGAAGCCTCGATATGAAATATTGTATCTAAAGCCTGTTGTACCCTGTAAAATGGTATTCCAGCTTCAGACCTTCTGGCAAAGCCCTCTCCGGTTACTGGCCAAGACGGTGGTAGATTCCAGATGCTTGGAACGTTCTGTCCAGAAACCCACAAGTCTCTGCCGTCGTATCTTACCTCGGAGGTTGCTGGCTCAACAACCTTTCTAAGGATATCTTTTCCAAGGTAGTTGGCCTCAAGGACTCCGTTTAGTTCGTCTGAGCAATCATGCTGAAGGAATCCATATAGATTAAATAGGTTCTTGTTGTTGTAGGTAGTCCCCGCGTAATTATTTAGTATCAAAGTGGCGTTTGACAGTATTTCTCTTGGGTCTTTTACAGTAACGGCGTACTCTGGATTAGCCGATGGGCCCCTGTTTTGTGTATAACTCTGCAATATTCCACCAAACACTAAATGATTATACCCACGACAGTCATTGCTTAAGCCCGGAATGCCAGTAGTATTTGGGTAATTTATCCACTGGCCGCTGACAGAACCTGTATTTGCCCTGTCGCTTATTGGAACGCCATCGAAAAACGCCTCTCCACCAATTGGCTGGGGCCTCTGTGTGATCGGGCCTGTCTGTGGAGAATTTGTGCTTGGTATTCCAAGACAACTAGGTACGCCAGAGTGTAGTTGATCTAGCGTTCTAATCCAAGACTGCTCAACATCAGCGTGGTTTCTACCAAACTTAAAGAAAACTGGAGTGCCTACAGGAGGAGGTAGAAATCTGTCATTCTGACCGTTGTGGTATGCGTCATCCCCGACTCCGTAGCCAGTTGTGTCGGAAACATTATACTCATCAACCACTAAACTTAGGCTAAGATCTGAAGAACTATCTCCAAAACCACCCTTCATCGAAAAGTTTCTTATGGAGGCTCCTAGGAAAGTCTGCTGAATGAAACCCTCGTTCCCATTTGTCCAGTCAGCCATAGAGATGGAGCCGTGCAACCCTTGAGGAAGATTGGCGTTACTTGGCCATGTGCCTGCAGCATAAGCTCCTGTTGGAGGAATGACTAAGTGTGATGCGTCTGTACTATGTACCATTCTTGATCCTTACTGACCGATGTCCGATTCTTTATTATCTGGAACTGAAATAGTTTTCCCCGCCTTGGCTGCTGCTGACTCAGCGTAAGCAAAACCATAATTTATTGGTACTGCCCTGTCATCAACAAGTACAGATCCATCTGCCTGTTTAGGAATATAATGTATATATGGATTAAATATATTAAAGTCATTAAGACCCATCCAGTCTGTAGCATCTCTACTAGCCTTTGCGTTAGAAAGGCCTTGCTGGAATTCTAATCCTTGCGGGTGTATGAAGCTTCTTTCCATTATCTATCCAGTTCGTATGTCCAGTTTAGGTTTAGTGAGTAGGTGCCATCTTTGGGGTTCCAACTCTCAGTGGGAGGGTTGATGAAATACTTTCTTATTCCGGGCTCTTGCATTGGACTCAACTCCATTATTACTTGTTGTAGCTGCGTCCTTGTTGGCTCTGCTATGCTAGGCTTCTTTGATAAGAGAGCCTTATACGAATAAGCATTACCACCTCCTAAGGAGTTATTGGCATGATTATTTCTATCTACATTTTCATATGCTGGATTGCCCCAATAGTTATCGAAGCCAGACTGCCTATCAATGGTTAACTCTATGGTTACATCTCTACTGTATTCTGTTCTTCCTCCTATATACTGCAAGACAGGACCTGTGGCTCTTCCAATGACTGGTACTATAGCAAACATGTCTCCCGGATAGGTGTCATTTATGTTTATGGTTTCTGATAAAACGCCAGAGAATATATTGCTAGGTCTATTATCATATGATGCAGCATAATCTAACGTTCCACCAACCTCATCTATAGCTACGGATCGAGTTAAAGGCAAAGGGTTTAATCTTCTGTATATATCATTATAGTGAGATACGGAGAAATTTGCTCGTTTATATACTTCAGAAGCGTAACCAAAAGAACCATTACTAGTGACTTTATCATATTTAAACCAAGCGTTTACTATGGGGCTTACTATAGCCCCACTTTCATGAAATATTTCATCGTCCATAGCATCGCCTGTCTTGTCGAAACCATAAGGGGAGTTTACTGCTTCCCCTTTAGTATGAACACCTCCATACATTTTAGGGTTCATGGCAGACAGACCTTTTATATTACCATCAATACTTACTTGTACATATGGATTGTCAAGACCTTGAGATATATTAATCTTATAGGTTTCATAGGCAACTCCTGAGGCCAATAACCAAGTCTCTGTCATACCATACGAACCCGCTGCTTCATCTATTTGTTCAGAAACAACTCTATTATAGCCACCATAAGCAGAAATGAGGTCAAGAGTGCCTTTTCCTATCAATCCAGCAATAACTGATGGGTCAGAATTGATATCGCTGGTCCACGCACCACCTACCGCCTGAGACTTGTTGTCTGAATTTGGGTAATTACGAATTGGGCCGGGAGGAAACGTTCCTATGGTCATTAGCTTGTTCTGAACAAAACCCTTCGCCTGCTGCCAAGCCCTAAGCTTTGTACCGTCTGGAAGATAGTGTGTTTTCCCGACAGCAGACATGTTGTGGGTTATTGAATATGTTCGGGGGACTAAGAAGCCATCTTGAGCTGTTTCGGCATTTGCTTCGTCTGTATCTAAGCTCCAGTCTTCTGAAAACTCGCCTATGAAAAATTGACTGTCGGCTACATATTGAGCTTCAGTTGTTGCCTCATAGACTGTACTACCATCTAGGTTTCCACCAAACGCAGTACCTTCTTTAACGTATGCAGCCAAGCCCTCATTGTCAACCATTCCGTTTGCGGCCCTTAAGGTGTCAGCCTCAAGCTCGATTGTGTAGCCGCATTTGTTAACATATATACCTTCAGAAAAAGAAACAGACACAGTTCTTGGGTTGCATGCTATAGATGGAGCATCTCCATGAATAGGTGTGATTTCCAGTAGCTGACCATCACGAGCAAAAAGTGATCTTATGGCTCTTTGCTTGCTGAATATTGAATCTAGAGAATAGTCCTCGCTGATTATCTGAGGTGGAGGACCTTGATCGGGAGATCCAAAGTTACTGCCAGAAAAGAATAAGTTCTGAGGCCCATATCTTTTAGCAGTTCCGGGAGATGAAAGACCTATTAGAGGTGTGTACACACTTCCGTTATCGTCTACTTCAAAAGGGATTCCGTTTAGAGCATGCGCCCCGAAAGGAGAACCTTTGTCTGCAAGAATTGTGCCAGTTAAAGTTATGCTATACGTAGCCCCAAGAGTTTCTCCAGCACCATTTTTTTTAATATCTAGGTTCATAGAAATCAATGGCGCAGGCCTTAACGTGCAAGGCGAATTACTATCGTTATTGTAATATACTGTAATTGGCATTATTTCCCTCTTATGGAAAGATTTAGTTGTTCTCCAGAAGAAACTATTCCAGACGTATACAGAGTAAATATTCCGGAAGTTTCTATTGGTACATACTTAGTGAACAGTTTTAAGTCCGCAGTAGGTTTACCTAACACTGATGGAGTATACAATCCTATACTATTATACACGGTTGCAGACGGCTGAGACAAAATATGCAAGTTCATCTCAGAGATAGACTGAGGAACTTGGCCTGAAGCGTATAAACTAAAGTGGTTTATGGTCTCTGTTCCAACTGCCACTTTTCCTAATACGGACTCTATTAATGGTCTATGTTCAGGCATTCCCTTAATAGCTGGATCGTACCCAGAGGTCTCTAAGAATATTTCTCCTTGAGGATTACTGACTATGTAACCCGTGGTCATGTACTCTTTATTTGGTCCTTCTGCCTGAGTGAAGGAGAGTGAGATGTTTTCACTAGCTGGTGGTGAAGCAATACCTCCGGAACCTGTTAGTCCTAAGTTTGTGTATATCGTGCTTGCCTGACTTCCTATCGAAGGAGTCTGTCTTCTTAACATAGCGTCAAATGTGTATACAGCTCCTGCGTTTGGCATAATGCTTGATGGAGCAGCATAGTAGGAGCCACTTGTTGAGTATTTATGTCTTATAGCCCCGCCAACCAATGTATAATCAGCATCGCCTCTTGATGTATTAACCCTGTCAATAGCAACAGATCTTCCAAACATATCATTTTCTGAACCTAGGTTGTAAGCAACAGTTCCTCCGTCGTCGTATGCAGTGACTCCAGATCTTGCCGCATATCCTTGAGCTACAATCTTCTGAGCATACTGCCAAGACTTCTTGCGATTCCCCCAGTCTGGTTTAAGCATCTCTCCAGAACCTGAGACGTCATACACATAAGTATATATAGCGCCGTTATTAATTACGACATTGCCACTTGGTACAGAATGTCTGACTCCAGAATCGCCTAAGTCATACATTGCGTGCAGAGGAATATCGAATTCAAAGTCAAACTCTTTACGTATGAAGCTACCGTCATAGCTGACACCATCTGCGTTCCTGCTGTATATATGGTGATGGAATACATCAAAGTTATGTCCGGGAGCACCGATAGCTATGAAGTCTTCATCTATACTGACATCATGACCAAACTGATCGGTAACATAAGCATCAGTGAGGTGTTGGTCATTATAGTCATTCGTGCCAAGTAACGTGTCTGCATCAGGGGCGCTGGCGTTGTTCCAATTATCATACCCTGCGTTGACGCTGCTAGGCTTGATCTTTCTGATGTATTCCCAGAGGAGGCCAGAGGATTCGGCGGTTGTTCCATCTTCGGTTCTTTCAAAGTAGTAAACAGCTCCGCCACCACCATTACCGCTGATTGATAAGGTTCCTGAGGGGTCTTCTTGAACTCCTGACCATTGTATCAGATCTTCTCCAACGAAGCCGTTGAAAGGAGAACCTATGACTAATCTGTTTCTATGTATGTCTATTGAATATCCAAATAGATCGCCGGGATATCCAGAAGCAAACTGATCGAAGTCGAGGTAATCATATCCAGTCCTCTTGATAATTTCTGGCATACCTCCGATATAAGTAGCATCTCCAATGTCCTCATGGCCAACTATTCCCCCACTAAACATAGGAGCCATTCCATAAGTATCAAATGTAAGCTCAAAATCCCGCAGAGCAGCTAGTTGTGCATCTTCATCCTCAGGGACTTGGAGAGATTTTATAACTTCAGAACGTTTGTAACTTGACTCATTATCATAGAACATTCCCATCGATGGACTGTTGTAATTTTCTCCATTGAATCTAGAAGCTAAACGTCCAGAACCGACAGGGTCTACTCCTATTCCAGAAGGGGTCATTGCATACTGAGCTGCAGAGCGATACTTACCGGCACTTCCTCTGTCTGGAGCGATTAGTTTTTGACTTAGGTTATACTTAGAACCCTGCGTTATTTTGGACAAAACCGCTTCTTGTGAATCATTGTCATCAACAATTGGATTCTTAGGATATAAGTGCCTTAAGAACAACTGGTTTTCAGATCTATAGAAATTGCACTCGCCCTGTACTACAGAGGCATCTGATATGACAATAATCGTAGACCTTTTCTCACCAGCAGAGAATCCTGAGAATGTTTCTACTTCTTCTGCGACAACAACTGGCCCATCTTCTATATCTATCTTCTTATCTGAACAATCACTTGAAGATGAAATATCCGATTCCGTGTGGTATGAGAAGAGCTGACTTTCCATGAATGTTTCATATGTAGTAGGTTGATACTGTTCTTCAATAGGTAGCTGGGAATATCCGCCACAGTATTTTGCATGATCAGTTTTTATAGGTCTAAACTGCTCAGGCGTAACATCAACTCTTTCAGGACTACCCTTTATTAGCTCCGTAGTCTTTGTGCATGTTTTATGTGAGAATACTTTATGTGTTTTAGTTGTAATCTCTTGCTCTATTGGAAGAGGAGCACCAGAGACTTCTAAGAACCTTACTGTCTTAAGCTGAGCGTTATTAGGATTTTCTATCAAGTCGTCTGTGCCTTCTATGGCTATTGTTATTTTAGGTCCGGTAGCCATAACGTCTAGATAACCAGAAGAAGGCTGAGCTATTACAGAGGTAGCGTTAAGGTTTGCTTTTACATTTGCCTTAAACCTTGCAAACTTAACCAGATTTTCGTTTAGGTCGAATATTACTGTAGACCCGTTTGGCTGATCTGGGTCTGCGTTTTGCGAAACTCCTCCAACGTGTATCCTTAGTGGTCTGTTTTCATTAGCCTGCTCGGATACCCAGCTATAGAATATCCTATAACCACTACCAGAAATTGCGTTGAACGTTGCTTGAGCAACGCCGGTGTTCATGTAATATTTTGGATTACCTGCTGCTATATAGTCTTCAGTAATAATACCTTTAAGCCACACGACTTTACTTCCACCAGCAATCGGGTAGAAAACTTCGTCTTTTTCAGACTCTGCTGAGTAAGAGCTATATGATCCTTCGTTTTTCAGAACTGTGAACTCGCCAACACTTTCTTCTTCTGTGCATCCACTTATGAAATTATTGTCTTTGTCTATACTATAGGAACTGTTGAGGGGCAGTGCGGTATTTTTGTATTCTCCTTCGGTGTCTGAATAGATTGGGTTCATTTCCAAGCCAAGGGATTTACATATATTATGTGCATTTCTGGTGGACTCAAGCGTATGGTCATAAGTGATTACTAATGTTTTGTTACCTCTCTCTAACCAAGCTTTTATGTCTCCAGCTTCTGAGTTGTCAGGTACTCCTGCTGAATTTGCTATCCAAGCAGTGTTGTATGTAGACATCATCTTGCCTTCAAAGTTTTCAACCACTGTATTGCCAGTAACTCTGAATAGTTTTTCAAGGAGAGAGTTCTTAAACCCATCAACAAAGGACGTTCTCTTAGTCCAGCCTCCAAGCTGCATAATTCTGCCCTTAGAGTTGCAGGTTTTTTGCACTAAGTTAAGGTAGAACGAGACATTATGGTCATTTCCTTTAGTTAAGCTTCTCTCATTTTCTGGAAGAACTGAAGCTATCATAACAACCTTCGAGGCTCCAACTCTTTCTTGAGATACTAATGGTAACGGATCTAAAATAACTCTTTTCTTAGTCTGAAAGGACCCCTGAGTTTCCATAACTTTTTGTAGCATGGCGTCTCTGCCGTTGAGTGGCTCTGGGTTTTCAAAGTGTTCTACAGCAGATTCAATACCATTGAACTCTAAATCAGACCAAAGAAAGGAATTTTGGGCCAGATGGTTTTCGGCAAATACTGGCCTTGAGGTATTTTTCTTAACCTCTATAAAGTGATCTTCACATATCTCGCTATCTCTGTAGCTATCTTCTGTCGCTGGGATTACAGTGGTTACTGGTGGGAAATACTCTGCCGCCGTTAGGAGTGCTATAGGTTCTGATCCAGCAACTAAACCTAGACTTGGGTTTTCTACATACAAAGGTGGAGGTGTTGGTTGTGGGGGACAGCAATCTGCAGAGGATGTGCCAAACTCAAAAGACCAGTTTCTTTGGTATATCAACAAGCCATCACATTTTGACCCGGCCAAACAGCCTTCATTCCACTCAGCTCGTAAATCTCCCTTGTGCTCAATTGGCATATTACATCTGCTATTGAGTACAAACGGTGTTTCTTTTGTTTCTACACTCAATGTGTCTGTGAAAGATTCCTCAACGCAGACTGGTGTTGGCGAAGGTTTGTATACACTTGGTACGTGAATCCTAATATCACCTACGCCCTTAGCATAAATATTATAAGAGCTAACTAAGTTTGTAGATCTCTGGCCCCTCGTTTTGTAGGCTGCTGTAACATTTGGCTTCCCTTGCTCCGTGCACTCTGGCAAGGACTCATATTCATTTCTAGCTGAATGAATTCTCATCTTTGAATTGAGTTTGGAGAGTATATTATTTAGAATGTCGTTGGAATTCTTATATCTGCCATTTTCTTCCCACGTCGGGTCATTGCCTACCAGAACAAGTGTTCTATCACCAAGGGATAGCCAGTTTTTTATGTTGTCGATAACTTCATCGCTAGCCGCGTTTATCTGGGGAGTGATAATGTAGGCAAGGCCTGCATCTTGAGGTATCTTGTTATCTGTATATGCAGTTCTATTAAAGTTGTAGTCGTGATAAACATCGTTTAAGTCGGTGTAAGTATCTGGCTCAATTCCAGCAACTATGTGTGAATTTCTGTCTAGATTACCAAACCTAGTAAACTCAACCACTTGATTGTGTTGGTAGTACTTTCTACCATCAAACACTCTTACTGCTCCAGCATTTGTTGTTGATGCCCAAGTATTGGAAGCTAATTGGTTATCTTTGGTATCACCCTCATTTTTGTACCAAACGTCTAAGTCGTCAAACTGGTTGAAGCTATCGGTTGGTGCTCCAAAGGCAACAGTGCTTCCGTCTTCGTTGACAGCGCAGCTATATCCAAGTCTAGATGTAGGAGCCCATTTGCGATGTATAAAGTCCCACTTGCCTTCATAGGGAATGTCGTTGTATGTATAAGCGAATATGCTGCTGTATTCTTCAATACCCAAATCAATACGTATTTGATATCTACCACTCTCGTCTATTTCTTCGTATAGTCTCTTGGCTCCCTGTATGTTTCCAGCTTCTTTCTTGTAATTTGCTAAACGGGAAATCTCATCTTGATACGTTTCGCTACGTTCATTCAACCAAGACTCTAGTCCAGTATAAATTCCTGACCTTGCAGACGGGTTGAAGGAGTAAGCTAAGCAGCTATCTGTTGCGTATGGAGAGCCAATAACGATTGTGCTCGAATCTTTAGATGTTGCTACTGAGTGACCAAATCTATCTGGGACTTCAAACGGTCCAGAGGAAGGGGCTTTGATTTCTTGTATAAGGTCGAATCGGCCATTTACTCTTTCAAAGACATGAACTCTACCTCCAGAATCTGGCGGTATGTTAAAGTCTATGGCGGAGGCGTTTACGAACTCAGCGCCTATACCGGAAGTTATGAATCGCAGAGAATCATTCTCTATGAGTCTTCCAGTGTCTAAGGTGTTATTGATTATCCTCTTAGACATGCTTACCCAGTCTTCTAAGTCAGCTTTAGAATTTTCATCTGGGTCTCCGTGATAATCTACTTTTGTGGTATCGACATCTGGGAAATATTCATATAGATGACCTTCAGATCTGTTTCCGTAGAAGTCTCTAACACCGCTAGCGTAACTGTAGTCTCTGTACCATTGCTTGAACTGGTTTATAGCTGGTTCTATGGCTGCTCTGCCAAGTGAGCGACTACTATCTACATAGATCCCAAAGACAACGGGTATTCCACTATTGTTAACTGAAGAGTCATGTGGCCAAGTATTTAGGAAAGCACTCTTTATCCCGCTGAATATTGCGCCATCGGAAACTCCTATGTTTTTCCTACCTATTTTGTTGTGCGTTATGAATTTTGGAAGATTACCTTGGTTTGATTTTAATGTTCCAAATATGCCAGTAGGTTGGACAACCGCTACCTTTAAGTCTAGCTCTGCTGGATGAGAAGCATAGTACTTATAGAGTTTATCCCAATATCTTACTTCGGATTCTATATCCGATCCCTTATTGTCACTATAATAGAACTCGTCACTGATGACCATAACCCCGACAGGTATTCCTGAGGTCTGTATCTCTGCAAAAGTTCTTGACCAAGCAGCAGATGGAGAGCCAACAACTATTACTTCTCTCGGTGAATCACCGCTTCCGGAAGTCATATCTACTGAATGACCAAACCTTCTTCCTTCTTGGCCTATATACCATTTCTTGTCTTTTACAGTTGGCATTCCGGGGAAGGTTATAGCGGACTCTTGTGGTATGTTGTAGTCTCCTCTGAATCCTGATGGCATCATTAGCTTCTGCATTAGGTGCCAAGGAGCTTTTTCACCACCTCTTGTTTCGTCTTGCCTTTCGTAGACAAATACAGAACCAGCTTCTTTTAATCCGCTTCCATACTCGTCCTGTATTTGATGGAAAGGTGCGGAAACTGCCATTAGGGTATTATCTACAGCCACAGAGAACCCGTACTTATCATCGATGTTTCTGCCAGAAGCAGGCGTTAGATCGACAGACCCGCTCATGTATGGGAAGTCTGCTGTAAACTTAACCCCTGAGAAGGCTAGCTCATCAACACATCCAGAATCTCCACAACACGAGGCAGGATCGTGGGACGGTCCACATATACCATATTCCCACTCTTCCCAAACTCTAGGAAGTTCAATTCTTTTGTCTGAACCGCTCTTACCTCTTAGTGTAACGTCATAAACAGTATCTGGAACCAAGCCTGTATATTTGGTTATGTTGTAGTAGTTGTTATTATATCCAGCGCCCATGTTTGTATAAACACTATGTGCTCTTGCTATCCCACCATCAACGCAACCAGACTCCGACCATTTAGTCCCATGAGATATCATAGAAGCTTTGATTATCTTCTTAGGTGAATCGCTTGCACAAGAGCCATAACCCATCGTCTCTACGCCGCGTATCTCATCATTAGAGAATTTGCTTGTGTAATGCTCATCTCTAGCTTCTATGCCAGATCCGTAATCATTACCATTCCAGAAGAATGATTCTAAACCTTTTCCTGCTACAGTAGAATAATTAGCAGTAAACAGATTTATCTGGTTAGAAGATGAGTCCTCGCTAATTCTTCCATCACCATACAATGTTAGAGGCATCTTTTCGTTTGCTATTTTTGGAGAATCTATAAAGAGATTCATGGCAGCTTCTGGGAAGTGATTCACTAAGGCTGGGCCACCTTTAGTGTATACGTTCATTGTTCCCGTACCAGCTCCAGCAGTTCTGGAAGTGTTGTCCCCGAGAGCAAACAAATTGAACTCTGAGAACATGCCAACTGAGTTTTCTGAAGAACCAAATGTAGACAAGGGCAAGGAATACGGGGAATCAATCCAGCTTTGCTCGTTGTATGCAACGAGATTCATCTTGGCTTCTGGTCTATATTGACCACTAGCATAAAGGTTGAACGAGCCCGAAGATGGATAAACCGTTGGTAAAATTAATGGAAGTGTATCTACGCTGTATAAGGCTCCAGAGACGAATAGTGTGATGTTGCTCGTAAGCCCTGAAGGCACATGTTTTGTGAAGAGTGGCAAGCCTGAGGCGCCACTAACAAGATTGTCTATCTGTGTGACTGTAGGAAGCATGGATAAGTCAAGTGAAGCAAGGGATCTCTTGTCTCCACTGACAGCCAGCTTGAAATTGTCGTTGATTTCTGTAGGCTTGACAAAAGCGTCAACTAATCTAATGTGAGAACTGTGTAGGTTTATTCTAGATGTAAACTCAGAGCCAGATGGATACACTAAGTCATACTGTAAGAACATTTTATCTATGTCTTCAGAATAGTACTTCTGGCTAAACTCTGAAACCCTCTTGGATTTAGGGAATAGGGCCCATGACTCAGTAGTGTCTACAAAATTATCAAAATCAAACCTGCTTTCGATTCTTTCAAAACACATGCCTGAACTTAAGTGATGGATGGACCTATTTATCAAGCCCCAGTTATCTTCGGTGGGAGTCCAGTATGGATCTCTTCTCTTGGTGTACAAGCTGACTATTAGCTTAGGACCTAGCTTACCGTTTTCCCAAGTTATGCTTCCACTTGAATTGTGTTCAATTATACTATCAACTACTATCGCGTCCTCTTTAAAGCTATAGCCACGAGGTAGTGTTTTGCTTATTCTAGGAGGAATTGAATGGAAGTTACTAGCCGTGTCAGAAAGGTTAAATCTTAAGAAGTCGTTCTCTACCTGTGTGTGGTATGCTATACCACTAAACCCAAGACTGGAAGGTTCACTCAAGTTTGTAACCTGAGAGTAACCAGATCCTTGGTGAACTATATTAAAGCCTATTAGGTCTCTGCCCTCTCTCTTAGTGAAATAATCAAAAGCTGAAGCAAATGAGCAGTATTTGAAAGCTCCTAAATCCCACTTGGTTGTATCTTCGTTGACATAATCCCATAGCTTATAGCTGTCAGAACTGGTTGCGTCAGAAGCTTCCCAGAAGTAGACTCTATGATTCTCTAGGAATTTCTGAGCAGTGACTTCTTTATGTAATAGGTTAGGTCCAGAAGCAACTATGTTTGTGCCGTCCATGTTGCCTGAAGCGCCATATGTAGATACGCCAAATTCGCTGACAAAAGCGTTGATACCAATACCAGAACCTGAGGAATATCCTAACGTCAGATTGTTAGTATCTGTTTTGATTGTGAATGGCGACGACTGAGCTCTGAGGTTTGTAAACGAGCTTTCAAATTCGTTGTCTGTATATAACTTCAGGCCGCTAGATTTATGGTCGTTGTAAGTTAGTATTACGGAGAGTGGATATTGGTACTCGTCATACTTCAGGGTGTCTTTAACTGTAACCGTGTTGCCTACATTATCTTGTGCTTGACCACATAGGTAACCGCTCTCATAACCAAGCGTAAACTCAAGGTTCTTGCCAGTGTCCCACTTAGAAACCAAAACGCCTGAGTCCCATAGGCTATAGTTAACTCCGCTCATATCACAGTCTGGACTGAATCTTGTAAATACCGCAAACCCGCTGGCTGTATCTATTGGGCCAAAGTTGATATGTGAGTCAGCACCAGATACTCTAACAACGTTATTGAATGCATCTGCAATCTTACCGTAGAGTTCATGATTCTGGAAGTTGTTAGCCCCACTTGCTAGAGACGTCCAGTCAGTAGTTTCGTAAGACCCGCTATATCCGGGTAGCTTATCATTGAATATGACACCGCTACTAAATCTCCAACCAATGTTGGTATACTTAGGTTTGCCATAGGTGGTAAACAGAGTTCCGCTTAGTGCGCCTAGTCCATGACCAAGAGATCTAGACATGATTTCATTACCATTATCGTAATCAAAATCGAAGTATCCAGAGAGGAATGGAAAATCAACTAATTGGTTTTCAAAACCGAAACCAAACTGGCTAGGATCATAAGGACCATTTACTGTACCTTCTATACCTCTCCATCTTCTTGAATAGTTTGACTTTATGGTGTTAGGCGTAGTGTATGCGTGAGGTATGCCAGAGATGCTTGAAAGTGGTGCGTATCCGCTTCCGGTATTTAATATAGAATCTAACGTCTGTCGAGATGAAGGGTATATCTTACCTTCACTTCTTCCGTCTTGTATTCTTGCTATGTCTCCACCAACCGTATATAACTGCATTGCATTGGCTGGGGGATATGTAACAGAAAGCTCCATTGAAGCAATTTCAGCACCAGAAGGCAATGGGTATATGTCAAGTATTAAATTTTCAAAGAATGTGCTTTGGCCGTAATCATATAGCCAGCCTAGAGATATGTCGTCCTTGTAGATCTTTAGGGGTATGTCATACCACTTAAATACGCCTGTGTTGGTGACTACATTACCGCATAGTAAGTAGTGATCCCCACCATCGTTGTTTGTTTTGTTACTGGTGAAGTACTGGCTCTTATCTGATACCGGCTCTCCATCTAAAGCAAAGTGATCGGTTTTATTGAAGCCAGAGGTTGTAGGTATAGTGCCCTCACAACCAGATGGGTTTTGAAGGAACCCTCCAACTGCAGATGTCACATGTAGTAACTGGTCGTCGCTATAACCAACTACGTCTATTGGGTAATCAGAAGCTCCAGCCGCTTTTCTAGCATAGACTCTTAAGGAAACCGTGTCTATCGGGAAGAAGTTATCAACTGGTTGGTATGAAGCTTTATAGGCTGTGTTAAAAGCCCCGCTAGGAGATAGGCCAATTGAGAAGGCTCCATTTACATAACCAAATACTCGGTCTGGCGTTTCGTGACCAAACTTGACAGTCATCTTCCCTGACTCAGTAGGTAGTATAGAATCTAGGGCTACATACTCAGTCTCGTTATTACTTCTTATAAAGTTCTTAAGGGCGTTGCTTCCTTTTATGTTATTGTAAGAAGCTCCAACGCAAGTGTTATATCCACTCCAGAGAGTGAATTTTTCTGGGTTAATTCCTGTGTCAAAATCCGTAGACTTGAACTCTGTGGGGAATATCTTTCTCTCTAGTCTCTTGCCGCGAGAGTCAGCTTGTACCATAAAGTTAAGCCTAGACTCTTTCGCAGGACCAATCCCTGAAGACATTTCAAAGACATGGCTAGAGATTTCAATAGCTGAAATTCTAAGGGCATCTGTAGGGTTTAGGACTCTTTGTGTTCTTGTTGAAAGTGGGCTACCGTCAAGGGCTAGATAGTCATCGTCGCCAAAGTTTTGATAGAGCTTAGATGCTCTCTGCTGAAAGCCTACCTGTTGGTAACCCCTGTCAAACGGGTCATCCATGCTTTTACTTTGTATGTCAAAGCTGAGCGTGTAGCCAGAGGGGTGCGAACCGCTTTCCCACATGGCTGGATAGTTTTCGTCCCATTGATATTTTCTGGCAGGGTTTGAAGATGGCTTGGAAGAATAGGTAGCAAAGTTTACAAAGTTGCCTTTGAAGTCCGCGTCACCCCTTAGCTTAATATCGCTATACTGGGTTATCAAGCCTCCTGAAGGGTCTACTAGCTTTATATTTTTTAGGATATATTCTGGCGGTGCCTTTGATTCAAAGTTAGTAAGGGGACCTGCTGCTCTTATGTGGAGCCTGCTATCTTTTAACCAAGTTACTGGCTTGGTGATTTTGCATTTGTATGAAGAACTTGACTCTGTGTATACAGAAGAAGGTTGAATCCAAGTTGACTTTTCGTCAGATATTTTCTGGCTTTCACCAAGGTGCTTATGATAGAACCCCGTAAAGACACCTTCGTCTACGCTAGAGTAAAGAGGTGAGTGTCTTCCGCTTTCGTTTATGAACCCAAAACTAGAAACATCTGATATGGGGTACATCTTGTGGGAAGATGGTTTGTCGTTAAAGTCTCCAGCAAACTTGTCCGCATAAATAGACTTGAAAGATCCAGACATCTTTGCTTTAGTATTTAGACCGTGAGCTAAGATTAGTCTTCCTTCTAGCTCACCAATAGCAACCATGTCTTCTTTTGAACATCTTATTTTACTGACACGGGTGTTTACTCCGCACTTGTCATACTCTCCTGTATCTACACAGGCGCCAAATCTTATGTTAGCGGTTGTTCTAGATTTTATATCAGAGTCTAAAGAAAGAGTAGCGGAGATCGTTTTACTCTTTGAGGGGCCTTTAGTTACAAGTAAGGAGCCAACAGCAATGGCCTCTGCACTGATTCTCATGCTACCAACGCTCATTGTAGCCGTAATCACACAGGCCGAGGCGTTAACCTTGCTACTGGTCTTTTTTACACATAGACATTCTAAAGACATGTTGCTTCCTTACATTATCCCAATACGCTGCCGTTGTATTTGTGATTTCCGCTTACATTATCGTGTGAGATCGTCGGTATCATTTCTTGAGCAACTATTTTTAACAGTTCGTTCTTAAGACCTTCTGTTAGTTGACTCAGGAATCCAGCGTTTTGGAAATTCACATTCACGTTTGTTGGGCCGTCTAGTTGAATCTTAAACTTGAGGTCTTTGAGTTCTTTTATGTTTTGAGCTAACCCCTCATTGAATTTCTGCATCTGAACGCCAAAGTTCCCAATGTTCTGAGAGAATACGTTCATGACTTGCATAAGGCCAGCTTGATCTATTCCTCCTGCAGCTGAGCCTCCCGCAACTCCAGCGGCTACGTTAGGTAAAGGACCCGAAAAAGCTGGGCCTCCAGCAGCTTGAACAGATCCCGGATTCATGACAGGTGATGCAGTTTGTGTTGACGCCGCTAAGATTGCATCTCTTTGACCTGCTAATCCCCCAAAACCGCTGACGTTGGATTCTAGAGAACTTGAAAGAACAGAACCATCTGATGCAAACGAGTTCCCTAGAATTTCACTGGTCTGCCCAGTAATAACTTTACCACTGGAGTCTTTGCCGGAGGCGAGTTCTGCCTCAACCTCTTGGGCGCCTTTGATGTCATTCACTGAATATGCTACCTTAATACCTTCAGTTATTAGGCCAAGGGCTGCACCGACACCAGCTCCAACCACAGTTCCAACGGGGCCGCCGAGAGCAGTACCAATCGCAGCGCCAGTGAATGCTCCGTGAAGACCAGCGCCAATCACTCCAAGTCCTTTATCTACAGTTCCGCCTCTCTCTATGCCTGCGCCCAAAAGGTTTGCGCCTGAAGTAAATATGCTATCTCCAGCGTAGGCGCTGCCACTAAGCAATCCAAGAAGGGCTCCACCTGCTATGCCCCCCGTGTTTTCTCCAGCCTGTTTTGCTTCGTAAGCCCCAAATCCAGCGCTTATCGCCGCCCCTATTAGGGGTATTTTTGATCCAAACTTAGAAAACGCTTTGACTCCGAGTTTTCCAGCGCCTTCTAACCCTTTTCCTAAGAGTTTTTTCCCACCTTGTGATGCAATGTTTTTTAAAGGTGCAGTAATCTTGCCCAGTTGATTACTGGTTCTACCCAGCAGGTTTGCTGTTGCGGCTCCACGCCCTGTTGATTCTATCACTTTCGCAGCAGCCGCTGTTGTACTAAACCCAATGCGCGTACCTGTTGCCGCCACCTTCTCGCCTAATTTAGTCCCTGTCTTTCCAAGCTGAAAAGCTTTACCAACATTACTTCCAGCTATAGCTGTTGATGCGGCCTCCGCCAAACCCGCCGCTCCGCGACCAGCGATTCGCCCCACGACTCTGGTGTTACGCGCCATGAAATCGAGCCCGCTTTTTTGTGATACAAATTTTGCAACCGTTAACGATCCTCTGCCAAACGACTTAGTAAGATCTTTGCTTTTTATCGCAATATCCTTTATAATCCCCCCAAAATTCCCCAATTGCTGTCTAAGCCCTTTAGGCAATACCTGCCCCGCCTGCGCGCCAAGAAATCCCGAGGTAAACTTTCCGGCTCTGGCTCCTCTGCCTAGAGCGGCACCTTCTTTAAAGGGTGCAGCAAAGTCTTTAAAACCTTGAGTAAGCTTAATCAATGTCTTGCCTATGCCAGCCCCTGACTGCACTCCAAGCCCTCTATTAAGCCCTTTAAAGCCTGCTTTCAACGCATCTTTGAAGCCTCCGCCTGCTTGTAAGGTTTTAGTGAAGCCTGTACCTCCTCGTTGTAAGGCTTCTCCAAGTTTAGCCCCTCCCGTCCCTAACGCTCCCAATTTTCCTCCAAACTTCCCGGCTTGTTGGGCATTTGCCCTTACAATAGACTGGCTTATTGAGGCAAGGTTTGCTGCTCCTAACACTGTCTTTCGCTTACTCCCAGTAAACTTCCCTGACGAGTTCATCACGGCTACCCGTTGATCCACCTTGCTGCTCTGTTCTGCTTCTTTAAGGATTTGGGATTGGGTTTTGTAGACGCGTTCATCGGATGTATCAAGCGAGTGTCCACCGTTGTTTTCTTTAAGAATTTCAGCTGCTTTTTCAGTAGCGGCAGCGGTTCTTGCGTTGTCATCTTGTATCTGTTCCAGCTGTTCCTCTGATCGCTTTAATATCTCGTTTGTTCTGACTTCAGCGGTAGCTCTAATATCCGCAGCGGCCTTGGATTTTTCTTGCGTTTCCTGCTGGGCTTTCTGAACGACTATGGTGGCCTGAGCTACTTTGAATTCTGCGGTTTTTAAATCCTGTGCTGCTATACCAACTCCTACATCTCCAGTAGCACCAAGTTCACCAGCTAGGTCTCTTATGTTTCCTTTGGAGATTTCTTCTTCAGCAGTTGTTTGAGCCATGAGCGCTGCCGTTCTTGGGTCAGTAACACCTCTGGCAGAAAGTGCGGCTCCGCTAGCCTGCTCTAGGAGCCCTCCTGACCCACCAACCTGCTGACCAAATAATGACGTAACTCCAGCAGCTTGCTGTTTTTCTATATTGTTAAATGCTCCGCCAAGAGCTTCTGCCCCAAATATTCCTTGAAGCCTTGTATCTCCTGAAGCTATAGCGGCAGTAGCGCCAACGGCAGCTTGCTTCTTCAAGAACTCTTCTACATCACCGTCTATCAAGGACTTCAGAGATTCTTTTTCTAGCCTGTTCTTTTCTTCAATTGTTTTAAGGTGAGCTTCTTCTGCAGCTATCAACGATTTGATAGTAGTTATCTGCTCTTGCTGTGCTTGCCTTAGGGCTTGATCCCTAGCTTCAGTAGCTTGACCTTGACTGGAGAATCCTGCACCAGTTACTTTAGGGCCAGATCCAAAGAACCCACCGCCTCCCGCGACATTGGCTCTGCCACCAGCTTGGATTCCAAACACTCCACCACTAATCTGCTGGTTTCTTCTCCGTATCTCTTCTACACTTCCAGTTTTTAAGTCTGAAAGACCGGATCTGCTACCGCCAACATTCGCCCTTTTAATAGCTGCTTGTTTTTGAACTTCAGAGGTTACAATTTTACCACCAAATTTGGCTTGTATTTTAGCCCCTTCTAGCTGTAAGCCGATAGCTGTTTTTTGAGCTTCAAACAGAGTTGTTTCAGAACTTATTCTCTCTGCGTTAAGTTTTGCAACCTCTTCTGTTAGAGCAGCTATCTTGGCCATGGTCTCAAGAGCAGCTTTAAGCTTATCATTCACTTCACTAAAGCCATCCGCAAGTACAGATACGTCACCAGCTAGAATCGAGGTAACGTCATCTTGGCTTAATTCTGGCAAGGATTTCATCAAATCTTCAATAGCTCCTTTATCGGCACCTGCGGCGCCAGCCTTCTCACTCAACCGTTCCTTTAATTTCTCAGTGAATTCCTGAGGACTTCCAAGGCCGGTGCTGGTCTGCAGCTCACCAACAAGCCTCTCTGTCTCAACCCTGAACAACCCTTGAACAGTATTTAATGCTCCAAACTGTTTAGTTATATTGTCTACTGATCTTGGGTCAACACCAAAATTGGAAAGCTCCTTATTGATAGCGTCTAGGTTTTTCTGCAGAGCTGTTGGGTCCATCGACGCTCCATCTTCAATGATAGTGCTGAGCTTATTTATACTAGACCTTATTCTTGACGCACCGCTATCGAAAGCCATGTTTAGGTTATCTATTTTTGCTGAGGCCATGGCAATAGCGCCGTTTGTTTCAGTTAGGCCAAAATTAAATAGATTTAACTGTTTAATATTATCTATAACAGCTTTTAGTTGGTTTTCGTACTCTTTGGCTAGGTCATTCAGGATCTCAATCTGCTGATCTGGTGTTAACTGACTAAGGGCATCTCCTAGTCGGAGACTTTGCTCCTTAACATACTCTGCCTGAGTGATGTCTTCATCACCAACCATTCCTTTGCCTGAGATAATCTGCTCTTTAGCAGCTCTGGCTCTTAGATCTGCCTCTTCCTTAATTAGGTCGAATACTTTTTTACTATTTTCCCTAAAGCTTGTTATTTCAGCATCGTCTATTCCAAGGTCTTCCATACTAGATTTTGTATTAGCAGAGACTCCTTCTTCAGTCCCGCTCTCTGTCATGAAATCTCCTATAACAGCTCTTCTGATGTCTAGGCCTCTATTGCTAGTGTCTGTGCCAGCATCTGAAGCTTGAGCTTTCAGCTCTCTGTTTATCGCTCCTCCAGAAGCCTTGAAGGATTTCTGGGATTCTGCATCATCTAATAATGCGTCGCTGGCGGTCCTACTACCATCCGCCACCTCTTTGAATGCTTCTGATACATTATCCGAAGCTTCTTTTAGTCTCTTTGCTGCGTTTGTTGCTGCAGCGTCGGCTTCTGCTCTTAGTCTTATAGTAGTTGAGCTATCCATGAGCCCAAAGAAGGCTAAAATATCTCGGAAAGCATTGCCGACGTCGCCCAGCGCACCGGCCCACTCTAATAGGCCTGCTATTATAGCGCCAATCGCTATAATAGCAAGACCCACGCCCATTGTCATGCCTGTAAATATAAGTAAGAGTGCAACGATGGCGACAGTAAGAACAGACATCATTCCGGCGGCGGCATAGCCAGATTCGTCCATAGCTGCTAATCCAGCATTCTCTATATTGCCAGCTTCAATTGCCTCTTCTTTGGCTTGTTTTGCCATATCGCTAAGTGTTTTAAAGAGTAAGTAAGCGGCAGCGGCGATTGCTATAAATATACCGATCCCAAATTGGCCGAACTTCTCCACGCCCACGGATGCCCGTGATGCTGCGCCAGATAATCTTAATAGTGCGTTGGAGGCGAAAGCGCTGCTAGCACTGAGCGCTTTTTCTGATATTAAGTCTGAAGCGTCTTTAAGCTTGGTCGTAAGAATCGCGGCACTGAGACTTATTCCAAACTGGTTTAGTAAGAATATCGCAGTAAATAGAGTCAGAGTCAGTTTGATAGCCCCCTTGCCCAGCCTCTTAAATGCCCCATCTGTCTTCTCTATCTGAGTTGGGAGCATAGCCAGTGCAGCCTGAATGGCTAGAAACATTCCTGTCGAACCTACGCCAGCCTTAGTGGCCTCTTGAATTTTTTTGGCTTCTTTCTCCTTTTTGCTACTTACTTTATCACTCGCTGCAGCTTCCTCTAGTTTCTCTTGGACTAACTTGTCTGAAGCTTGGGCCTCCTCCTTCAACCCCTGAACAACTTCCGTCAGGCCACTCTCCATCTGAGTGCCAACATTAATGATGTTTTGTTGATTATTTACAAGACCGTTCATGCTTTGGTCAAATGCCCCAAAAGTGAGTTCAACAGCATTGCCGGCATGGTTTACGCCAGTGTCAAGCGTACCAAAGCTCTGTGAAAGTGGTTTAATCACTTCTCCAAGTGCATTAATAGACTGGCTTGCGTCTTGTACAGTCGAGCTTAAAGAGTCGCCGGACATGTCGGCTGATGGCTGGTTAGATGGCATAATAGATCCTGAACCTACCATCGGGTCAATCCCGTCGCCAATTGGGGCAAACGTAGATGGGTCAAGACCACCTGCTGGTGCAGCATTGGCAATAACAGTATCTGTATTTATAACATCTCCGCCGCCTGTTGAGTTCTTCTGAGAGGTCACCGCTGACTTTGCGGTTTGTATCTGCTCATCCTTTGCGTATTGTTTGTTTTCCGTCGTAGTTAGTATCTCTTCCGCTTTCGCCTTATTCGCTTCGAGTATCAATCTTGTAAAGTCCTCAAGTGGGACCTTTGAGTTGACGAGTTTCTCATCCCAGCCAGCAATTTCTGAGGTGATTCTAGTAAAATCACCCGCAAGAGCATCGGCCTCTGCCTGCAACAAGCCCACGTCCACACCTCCCGTCGGTATCCCGGCTCCAGCATCAATTGGGCCAAAATCGTCTAGAGTACCGCCGTCGCCAAGGTATTGAACCCCTCCTACAGAGCCACCCTTAGCAAAGCCCTGAACTCCGCTTTTATTCATTTTACCAAGAGCGCCGTAACCAATCTGTTGTGCGGAGCCTTTGTTTATAACAAACTCGCCGGGAGTAAGCATGGCGGGTACAGTGTCTGATACAGAACCGCCCTTAGCGAACTTTTTAATAAGGGTATTGTCTGAGTTCTTTGTTGCAGAAGCAATCCCCGCAGTGTCACCTTTAGAGAAGTCCGAAATTACTTTGCCTGCTATACCGTCTAAGTTGTCGTTGTTTAAGGTTTTTTTAGCGTCTGCTTTTACGAGCTTTTGCATTGCGGATTCACCGCCAAAGAAAGATTGTAATTTCTCTCTCTTACCACCAATGGAAGTTGCCGGGAAGTCAAAACTGGACGTCCCTCCGCCGGGTTTTGCTCCCGTCATGGCATTAATGAGACCTTCAAAGACAAAGCCTTGAGTTGAGTTTACGGCATTAGAGTCGGCCTTTATGTTGTCCATGGCCTCTTGAACTGATGTGTCACCGAGGTCAAACGTGCTCCCGAAAACGTCATTGTAGACAGCAAAAGTTGATTTCTGCACTATGTCGGCTAGACCCTGTTTGGTCTTTTTAGCGACTTTTGCAGCAACTGTTTCGTCAGACTTTAACTCGTTCTTACTGGGCAGGAATCTGGCCACTTGCCCTACGGCTTGGACTTTAATGCCCGCTCCGTCACTTTTTAAATCGCCCTCTTTATAGGATTTTCTAACGCCATCATCAACTTTTTTCTTATCTTCAGCGTTCAACTTCTTATATTTCGTGATTGCTGGATTTTTGTTGGATTTATCTGCCTGAGATTGGCTTAGAAGATTCAAGCCCTCCGGGCCGAGTTGCCTCCCGGTTAGACCCTTAAGGCCAGCAAAATTAGAGCCTACTGGATTATTTTTATCAAACGCCACGTTGCCAGTCAGACCCAGTAAATCAGCACCCCTCCGGCCCTTCATTGTTTTTATCTCTGATTTTGCAAATTCGTTAGCATCCTGACCCCCAGCAGGGTTCAGGAAAAAGCCTCCTATTTTTCCCGGACTCAGGTCTAATTGCACATCTGCTTTCCCGCCTTCTTTAAACTTCTGAGCTCCACCATTATTCATAGAAGCTAAGCTACTTGCTCCAATACCCTTAACGCTACTCTTCTTGATTACGAACTCGCCGGGTTGAAGCATGGCAGGAACAGTATCACTATTGCCAGTTCCCGGAACCATACCACCCCTTGCAAAGTGCTGTATTCGACCACCGCTATTAACCCCCTGAACATTTGCTGATAGATTCTTAATCCCAGTAGATAAACCCGCTCCAAACTGACCAAAAGTTGATGCCAGCTTAAATGCTGCAAGGGCAGCTAAAATGGGGATAAGGGGCTTGATCGCGTCAGCAATTCTAATGAGGGAACTAGCGAAAGCTAGGGCAGACTTCGCCATTACTTGGAACGTGGTGGTGTCAGTGACGTCTCTTATCAGCTTCGCGAAAGACTCTTGGACTTTAGTTATCTGAACCGCTAAGGTTGCCTGTGCTGCGGCGGCATCCTTGGTTAGGCTGTTTCCTCCAGCTATGGCTGCTTGACGAGCAGCTTCTGCGGTTCTAAATTCTTTAAGTAAAGGAATAACTTTACCAATTTGCCTAAATCCACCAAGCTGTTCAGCAATTTTGATAAACCTAATATCGCCTTGCTCAAGACCTTTAAGGGCATCGCTGAGTCTTGAGACAGCCTCAAAGGCTCCAACAAATTTACCTGAAGTGTCCGTCAATTGAACACCAAACTGTTTCAAGAACTCAATAGTCTTTGGTCTCTGTATTCTGGTAAAGATAGTTCTAAGACCAGTAGCAATCGAGTCAGCAGACTCACGAGTTGTTGCTCTAACGGAAGTAAAGAGACCTATAAGTTCATTCAAGTCACCTCCAGCTTCTCTAAACACACCACCAGTACGGCGAATGACAGAGATTAAGTCACCAGCTTCAACAGCAAACTGGCCAGCAACAGCATTGATTGCGCCAAGCTGTTTCTCAAGGGCTGCTGCGCCTTGTTTAAACTGAGCCAAGACAGCTACGGCACCTTCAGCGGTTTGAGTTATATCGTCAAACGTAGGAGCAAGGGTTGTCTTAGCTAAAGAATCAAGGGCTATTTTGGTGTCCCTAGCTGAGAGACCCGCCTGTGCTAATGTTCTAGAAACTTGTAATAGAGACTTAGAAGTAACACCTAGACCTGTAGAAAGGCGAGTGATCTCTCCAGTGAGATCTGTTAACTGGGCCTTTGTTTTACCAGTAACCTGAGAGACTTTAAGGAGTTGTCTCTCAAAGTCAATGGCTTCATTAACAGCGTTTCCAAGAGTGCTTGTAAATAGACCAACTGCACGAGTAGCTATAGAGAAGGCCGCAAAGCGCTTGATTGACACGGCAAAAGCCTTACCCATCCGATTTGCTGCGGTGGTGGCTTCATTGGTCGCGCTTGTAACGTTTTTAATTTGTTTCTGTGCTGCCGAAGCTCCCTGTGTCTGTATGTTCACAGTGACGCCGTTTAACTGTCGTTGTATTTGATTAACGACTTGGCTAACGTTATTAGGCGCTTGGAGCTGTAATTGTGCAGTCAGTACGAATTTACTCATACTTAGGTAACCCTATCTAAATGACCGCGCACTTTCTCTTTAACTGTCCGTTGAGTCTGCTATTTCGGTAGTTTCTTTTGCTTTAGTTATTTTTTTCCGCGATTTTGGTTTTGGCTTATCGTCAACTTCAAATTCTGTAGTTGGAATATAAGCACCATCCTCATCTAACGGGTTTCCGTCTATATCGACACGGTTGTCTTTTTCGTCAATAAACTGCCCTAAGTCATTGACCAACCTATTTTCAGTGTCTACTTTATGACCTTCCTTATTAACTAAGTGTAGGTCATTATCTATATACTCGAATTTTGCGAGAAACTTGTTTTCAGGGAGTTTCATCTCAAAGTCTTTGTCTAGAGAGTACAACATAGCCGCCAGAGCCTGAGCTGCGGCAAACGCAACTTCGTCATCGTGTCTACTGCTGTAATCATCCATATCTTTATACACGGGTTGTTCATCTTTATCGAAAGTACACTTAGCTACAATGTAATCAAATTTTGCATTATCTGAGAGTGATTCAGCAGTGTTTTGTTCGAGAGAAACTTTCTCAGCCAATAGGTCTCTAAGCTCGATTCGCTTACGTCTCATCTGGATAGCCATTTCCTTTCCTTCTGAGGTCTTTAGCTTTTCTCCTCTACCAAGGAAGAGCTTCTTTTCTAACTTACTGATTTCAGTTAGTATTGTCACTTGCTCCTTAGCTCTCTCTTTTGTCCAAATGCCCCTATCTTCGAGGATCTTTTCAAGCTCCTTTTTAGTCATGACACCCTCTTGAATACATTGAGTCCATACAAGAGCGCCTCTTCTCTGAGCGGCAGACATCACTGCGTTATTTGGTTTTTTAACAATTATCTTTGTTTTAGAACCATCTTCTAATTCTACGTCTATTGTTTTTTCTTTTGGAGTCTTCATGTTTTCCGTCCTTATAAATAAATCTTAGTTTTCTTTTGGTTTAACTGGGATTGTCATAGTATACTTTAACCACTTCAAGTCATATTGAGACAATTCAGCATCAACGTTCCTTGCTTGCGTGTTACCTTTGTCTAGTATATCTGATCTAACCTTGTTGTATAAATCTAACATTGCTGCTTTTTCTTCATCTGCGTAAGAGCCGTCTTCTGCCCACAGGAAGCCAAAGTGCTCCTCTATGCTGCTCAGAGCTCCAATCATAGTAGTTTCTATCTTTTTCCTTAATATTTTAGATAGTCTTTGCTTGGAGTCTGAGCGATATTTTTCTTCCCTTACGCGTTGATAGTCCGCGTCCATATTTACCTCCTAAACTTATCCTTAAATTGTTGATTTGATTGATTACTAACGTCTAATTTTGCGTCTTGGAACTGTCCTTGAGAAGCGCTTCCTGCTTTCTTTAAAGTGTCGAGTCTTTGTTTTTTAATCATTTTAGATGTTGGACTGTTGAGGCTTTCTATCTTATCAGCTTGCTCTTTATTGTTTGCCATTATGTATACTTCACCAGCTCCAGCTATTTTTGGGTTTCCCTGTTCAAATTCTTTTTCAGATTGCGCTTTTTCTCTCTTCTTCCTCTGCACTATAAACCAGCCATCTAACATGTAATCGTCTTTTATTACACTTTCTCCGGGAGCCTCTTGTGACTCGTTAACACCGTCGTACATCTTAGACCAAATTATTAAATTATTTTGGTTTGGCGTAAATTCTCGACCTTTATTTGAAAACATCGTGGCCGCTGCTACATCCTTCATATACCAATTTATTTTCCAAGGATCGTTCCTAGCAATCTCTCTAATACTGCTTTCTGAAAGGATAGATTCGTTATAGGCGGAAAGTACGTTGTCAACATCAATTAATGAAAAATCGTATAGTTCTGTGTTGAGGTATGTGTTTGTTGTTATTATGTGTCTAGCTTTCTCTAAGCTCGCCATGCCTTCGCATGTGTTGGGAGCATAATGACCCCTCTTCTGCTTTGCTTCTAGTAATTGTTCTTTTCCCTTGTCTATTATAGTCCTTAGGTTGTCTACTGTACTGGGTACATATCTAGATTCATAGATACGTTCCTTGCAGCTTTCCACCTCTTTCTCAAGTAATTCCAAAGATTCTTCGTCCTCTTGTGTCCACAATCCTTTTGCTTCCATCCACTCTAAAGTTTCCTCTTCAGTCATGACGCCATCTTCGTATGCCTCTTCATAATACATATTGTATATTTCAGATGCGTCTTGTTGGTTTTCAATTGTTGATGAATGTAGTTTTAGGACTAATCCGTTATTTCTATATGTAAAAATACCAGTTCTTATCATAGCTACAAAAAACTCCCGCTCATGCTGTTTCATAGGACAACCTCATGACGGGAGTAGTTATTTGCATTTGTTTCCTTGCTGTAGTTAACCGCTTTCCTATAAGCGCAATTAACTAGATATTGCGATCAGTCATTACGATACGTGGCCGCAACGTCTGCGTCTGCATGGTATGCCGTATAAGCAGCTGCTTCCGTAGCTCCGTGTCTATACTTCGGATCTTGCGGATGAAGAACGGAAAAGACATTAAAGTTTTGGAAACTATAAGAGCAGGACACATTGCCTCCAGTTGCGTCGCCTCCACCATAACTTACGGAAGAAAGCTTGTTCTTACTTCCGAGGTCAAAAATGGTTCCATCTCTAAGCTGGACTCTAATCACTTCGTCTTGAATATTGTCGCCTTGATCTTTTGTTCCAATAAACGCAGGATCTCCAGCTTCATAAACACTGATGAAGTCACCAGAAATTGTAATGGCTTCAATCTCACAACTAACTTCAATTGGGAAGCCGGGAGCACGGAAGTAGGGAGTCTTACGACCAAGTTCCATAATGTCTTCACGCGAGAAGTCTGTGCTGATAGAGACGTTCTGGATATGCACACCATTGTTAACAAAGTCAGAGTCCATTCCGTTGCCTACCTTGACAACGTTACGAACACCTTGAATACCAACAGGTAGAATCGAGCTGGCCATAATAACGTCTTCACGTCTTTGAACACCTCCACTATATGCATATGAATAAGCAAGAGGCTCGTCAGAACCAAAGCCGACTACATGAGCTCCGTGTAGGAATTTTTGAGCATCGTCTGATGTTGGTGTCGCAGCGAGGCCGGTGAGCCACTTTTTGTTATTACCAACAAAGGTAAGAGACTCAGTTGCGTTACCGTCAACAGGTATGGTATAGCTAATTGAGTTGATATACATACCAGAGCAGTAAACTTCAACGTCTGGAGTGCCAGCAACTTGATCTGCATCGTCGGGGTAAATGCCAAGTCTAACGTCTGTACGGGATTTTGAACGAGAAGTTAAACTGTTATTTGTTGAACCACTAGAAGCAAGGTGATAAAGCAGTGGATAACCATCCATAAGCTTTTCCATCGTTACTTCCACATCTGGTAAGCCTTCGATGTTTTCATAAATCTGAATTTGGCCAAGTTCAAAAGCCTGCTCAAGATTAAAGTTTGTTGTAATTCCTATGCTTTGCACACCATGAGCTATGGTAAGCTCGCCGGAGCCTCCGCCCATTCTATTGATACCAACAAGTTGGCAAGCATAGAAGATTCTATTATTTGAAGCCATTATTATCTCTCCCTAAAGTAAGATTGATTCTATTCTATTATACACGAAAAAATTAAATTTTTGTATCAATTACCTCTGCGGTTAATTTTACAATACCGCCAAAAAGGTTATTGCTGATCATATCCATGCCCTGAATTGAGGCATTTTTGAGTCTTATGTGTTTTAAGTAGTGTTTTTTTACCAAATCTGGATACATTTGCGCTCCAGAGACTGGAACTCCTATGTGATCTAATGGAAAATCTCCACTGTCCGCTATCGAATTACTGTCAAACATGTATATTGTCTTATCATTTTGAAAAGACACCATGTCAACAAGACTGTTTCTAGCTACGCTGTCTTCAGCTAAGCAATGAAAAAGTATATCTGTGGATACCCATTGGCCTCCGCCAAGTTGGTATCCTTGCATTTGCCTTCTTGGTACAACCTCAATTGCTATAGCCGGAAGCTGAAGCCTTTGTTCAGGATCAGTATCCCAAGCTCCTTTTCCTGTAGATAAAAATTCTCCGTTTGGCTCATATGTTCTATATTGAACATCTCTAAGCCAAGGAACTGAATTGGCATATACAACATTTATATATTTATAGCTAAATTCAGCCTGAACTTTTGATCCTGTTGCTACTGGGGTATCAAAGATAACCCTGCCATTAAAGTGGTCTATACTGTGAGAGTTAGTTCCTACGCCTGAAGATGGATAAAATGTATCATCTATATAGACACCAGAAACTCCGGGATTGCTATCTACCCCTCCAACAGCTGGAGCTGGAATATTGCTAACGCCGCTTTGCCAAACCCAGTTACTTCTAAAACCTTCCCACACTTGCCCTTCGGAATATTGACTATTTGAAGCTAACCGTAGCCTGCTATAATCAGTACCTCTAGGCGAGAGCTCTCCTTTTGTTACATTGAAATAATTTCCCTTTTCGAGCAGAGCCCAATCAAAGAATTCCAATAGATTATCTTGCAGTTCGTTAGTTAGCGTGTTTTTAAATACGCCATCAATACCTTTTAGGTTGTATGGATCTGATGTTGCCATGTTGACTACCTAAAATGTTTCTGGACTAGTTTTTGTATTTCTTTTGATCTTGACGCAAATGCTCTTGTTATAAAGTTGTTGTCTGCTGTACCTGCATGAGCCGGAGGAACTCTCCAAGACCCACCTTCTTCCATTACGCCGCCTTTTGACCTACCTTTTCCCGGACTCATTTCATAGCTATAGCCTACAATGATAGGTTTGTAGCCTTCTAGTAAAAGCCACCTTAACCACGGAAGCTTAGCCGCTACTTTAGTTCTGACAAAACCCTCTGGCATGTTTAATAACCCCATGAAGTCTGATGGCTGACAATGAAAAGTTATTCCTCCTTTTTTCAGGTTGCTTGACACTGTAGTAATCTCTATATCTACTGAAGATACTATATTTTGTATTATTTTATCTGTTATTATAGCCTCTGTTCCAGCCACTAATCCTAACTCCGAGGATAGTGTTCCGGGACCTGACTTACTTAACTCAACCATCTCAGGCTGCTCTGATACCCACTGCTTAACCAAGGCACGCAATTCTTTGGTAAGAATCTCACGATTTTTAATTATCACCTTATTGATCATACCAGCTAAGGCTTTGTTTATCTTATCTTTTATCTGGGGTATCGTATCGAGCAGTTTTAGTCCAATGTCTTTAGCCATTATGAACGCTCCCAAAAGCATCCAAAGTACTTGTTTTGTTGCAGACCCATTGGAAAGGGTTCGCCTGCTAGACTAAACCTCATCTCTATTATATCCTTTACCCCTTTGTGGACTATCATTTCTTTAGCTCTCAAAATCTTTGGAAGGTCTGTAGCGAAACAGATAGTTTGTATAGAGCCTTCCGCAGCTACTATATCGTTAGAAACCTTAACCCAGCTCTTCCTGTCCCAGTAAACCTTTAAGGTTATATCCTCAGTCTTCTCAACTTCTACATAGGTAACACCGCCCCTGTTATAGTCAGTATTACTTCGCCTGTGTGGATTCATAGAATTGTTAGTAGGAAGATTGTCAAAGTCTGCAACTTTCTTCTCTATCTTATCTATGTAAACCAATTGGCAAGAAACACCAAATATTGTAAAGGTGGAATCTATTACATCGAAGTATTTGTCAAAAACACTTTGTGGGACATTGATAGGCATGGTTTATTCCTTATCCGTTAGCATCGCCGGTATAATATCTCACATCATCAAACCTAGTGTCTAGTATGGAAAACAAACTTCCACTACCGGGCTGCTGATTTATGACTATAGAGCCGGAAGCCCAATAATGTTGATACTCTCCGGTCTTTTGAACTCCAGTAACCACGCGACCATTTTTTATACCGTCTGTGTGCTTATGCGCATGTTTAATTACGTCAGACATTTTTCTCTCCAAATAAAATTAAAATTATCTAATACCCCAAAACTTAGTCTGGCTGGGGATTAGAGGATATTGAGTAACCGTTAAATCCTCCCAACCGTCATAAAAATTATGTAAATCTTGCCCGTCCAATAGGAAGTCCCTCTGTATTGTCATTGCTCTTCTTGGATGCTTAAAGGTCATTGTTCCATTGTTAGGATCTTCAGCAAGACATGTTTGCCTTACCCACTGATACTTGATTTCTTCTCTATCAGCACGGTCAAAATCTGAGGAATCGTACTGCGTGTTGGCACCTAAGGTGACTATGCACTGGCCATTCCTACTGATACTCCAAGACGAGGCTCTTTGGTAAGTATGAGTAGAAGTGTCTTGTGGTCTGTGTAACCTTTTCTTGTTTATTTCAATCCACTTATTGAGACCGCTGTCCCACTCATATGTTGCAGCCTTGTCCTCGGAGTTGTGTCCAGCAACTAAGTAGTTCCCATCAGCACTCATAGATAGGTTTTTTAATGAGCCGTCACCCGGCATTCCTCTAGGCGAGTTGCTGTCCTTAAACTCTTCGCCGGTCTCAATGTTCCAAGTGTCAAGAATGTTAAACTCGCTAATCGCTATTTTAGGCGAATTAACTACGCCGTTAGTTTTATAAGTTGCAAAGTCAGACACTGCATATTCTCCATGACCGCCTCGCGTTCCTCCCACATGCTCAAAGGGAACAAACACTCTAACCGCATTTTCTACCCATTGGAACGTGGCGTCATTCCATTTATACACTAAAAGATACATTGTGCTGCCAGATTTTACTTGACAGAACAACCATCCCGGCAATATCTTAACGTTGTATATAACGTCAAAGTTTATTATGACCGGAAGGAAGAGGTTTAATGAAGATACGCTTTGCCAGATGTGCTTCTCCATATTGTTCGGAACAAACTTAGTAATCTTATTTGAGCCATCATTGTAGACGCCGCTAGGAACCCAGTCGTGTGCATAAGCAAATGTTCTGATATACTTTGTCTGCAGCGGCGAAGGTGACGCTATTGCTAAAGACGGAACACCACTGGTAGCACCGTCATTTTGTAAGTTCCTAGTTATTGAAACGAAGCTCAGTAAATCTGCTGCATCCCCTTCTATGCCAGAACCAATAGGAACAAAGTCAGAGCCGTTATATTGATACGTCTGAACGATACCGCTAGAGATGGGCGAGGCGTTATTAAATCTGGTTGCTATTACCATGGTCAGGCCAGTGAGGGTGCCGTCATCAGCAATGTTGTGTCCGGTCATGTCAAACGCATTCTCAAAACTCTGCTCTCTTTTGCCTACTATGTCAACAGCTGGGTCTACATATATTCTTGTTCCTAAAGACGTCCAGCTGATAATTGGGTCAGCGGCTGTTTCACTACTTATAGTAGATGGATACTTAACATCTATGTACCCACTAGGAGGAGTTGTGCTGGTTCCTTTTCCTGTGTGGCAGTAAGCTATGATAGTGCCGTCATCATTAAGTCTTGCCCCATTGAAAGTATAGTTTTTATCTAGTCTGGCTGTTCCACCAGTTACAGTTGTTTTGAAGACAATGCTATTATAGTTTCTGTTGTTGATACCCCCAGTTTCTTGACCAGAAAAAGTCCATTGGTTTAACGGCTTCCCCCTCATGCTCAGGCGAGGATGATCTTCAACCGTGTCTTTACCGTTATTAGTTATGTCTTTTACGGAAACGGCGGAAAGTATGGGGTTATTGTCTACAGACCTGTATCTTATTCCCCAAGTATCTCCACCTATAGACTTGCCGGGTTGATCGACAAGAGTTCCATGATCATCGCTATGTGCCCATATTAAACTTTCCCAAGGCTTGACTCTTTGTAGCTTACCGCTAGGCTGAACTAATTCATTACGATTGTGGCCAGATAAAGCCTTTGCTATTCTTTCTTCGGCAGGTTTTATATAAGGGAATGTGTATGCGTCTTCTGGATACTGATTTCTATACGTATTGTCTGAACAATACATCGACCCATTATCAGTCAGGGCGATTATTGCAAACATCCTTTTTCGATACATGTGTTCAATTGGCCCTGAACTGTAGACGCTGCTGTCTATACGCGTATCGAGGCCATGTCCCCAAGGGTGGTGAACATGGTTTGGGGAAAGTATGATTTTCTTAAATATCACGTTCTTGGGTGAGATCATTGACCAGTTTGCGCTAGCAGCTACTGTCGCGTCAGTAGACATATTATGGTAACCCATTGTGGGGGTTCCGTCGTCGTTTGCTAGTCTAAAGCTGGCAAGCGGATCTCTAAACCAAACTTCACCAGAAGCATTTATAGCAATTACCCCTCCGCCTTGAGAGTTTCTTGCCTGAGAACCTTGTTTAGGGTTCAGTTCGCTTAAGCAGTAAACTTGAGTCCACACTGTTGAGGCTAAAGATTCGCCAGCGTTAACTGTATTGTCTAGCTTCTTATTGAGTGGAAATCCAGCAGCCGAGAGACCCCAGTCGCTCATGTCCTCTGTGATGTGGTAAGGGTAATTGTTGGCTTTTGTTGCGTAATGTATCGCACCATTCTGTATGAAAGCAACCCCAAGTGTGCTTGCGTCAAACCAAGAAAATTTATCATCAAATTCAGTCGTTTTTATCCTATGCAAGTTGCCAGCAAGACCCAGTCTGTGATTTCCATACAAGTATAGTCCAGATACGGATGAGATAATACCGGCAAACCCATTACCGTTGGCAAAAACCTTTTCAAATAGAGGTTGAGAAGTTTTTATTTCGAGGTAGATAGAACGACTAACTTTCCTAAAGGCATTGACGACTTCGTATTGTCTCGACCACTTGGCGTAGGAGCTATGTTGTTGACTGAATTTAACGCTGTTTGTATATAACTTGTAATCTTTTATGGCTATAAGGTCCCCTCTAACGCTTGCATATTGATCGTCTGGGCTGGGATCTGTTCCGGCTTCGTGAGAGGAGTTAGTTCCACGATGTGGTAGGCTTCCTAAACAACCTATGTCCTGCCACTGATCCGATGGAAATGTTGCGGTAGATAAGCTGGCATATTCTGCGGCCAGATGTCCCGCTGAGTCCACTCGATACCTACTTAGTGGATTATTCCTTGGGCCGATACTGAGGGGTGTGTCATACCTATTAAAACCAGAGTCGCAAATCTCAGGAACATTAGACCAGTATTGTAGGCTGGGGTCTAGCGTACTACCTCCAAGAAAATGCCCTTGACCCCAACCCCAAAGCTGTCCACTAGCTCTGGGGCTGGTGCCGCTACTTTTGATTCCTAGGCACCCTATATCCGTGGCTTGGAGCTTTACCCAGTTTTCCCTAGATATCCTATCTCCATTTGAGTTGTAGTCATCAAGCCTCATGGGAACTGGCACTTGGGTAACTAGACCGCAGGTTCCATACCCTCCGTTATAAACGTTGCCTCTATTGCGTCTGCCAGTGGTTTCTGCATATCCAGCGGCGACGGTTTCTTCAGAATAGAATCTTTTTCCAACGAATCCTAAGTCATCTTTGCCATCGCCTAGGAAGAGGGGGTAATCAATACCTATCCCTAAGCCACCAAACATGCTGGACTTTTTGGTTGGGCCCCCGCCATAAGTTGCGCTGGTCTCGCCGTCGGAAATGTAATAACTAGAGGGTAGGACGGGGCGGGTGTAGTACTTTTTGCCGACTTTGATGGCTTTCAGCGAACTATAACGGGGGAGACTTTCTATGTCGTTATACGGGCTATTGTCCCCTCCCTCAAACAACCTAACATTATTTGCGCCTATTAGGACGTCTGTTCCAATCTCGACGCCGTTCTCATCTGTATTATTTGGAGAGGGGCTAGCTTCGTTTAGATAAGAAACTAAGCCGCCTTTGTTTAAGTCGTCAGCATACGTGGTATAAGCATTGAATCCCCAGCCATAGAGCGAGGTCATGTTGCTATGGGGCCTGTCTGGTCTATGAAGCTGCGGCATTACTGAATGTCTCCAGTCAGGGTCCAAGTATTTGTATCAACCTTTTTGATTGATATAATCGAGTATTGTCCTGCTGAAGTTCTTGAGTAAGCTGAATTTATGGCAACGTTGGGTCCGGAAGGTAGTACGGAAATGTTAACACCACCAGCTTGCTCAAACGATATCTCTGTTCCTATAGCCGGGCTCCAAACAGTATTTTCAGGAACGTTCACTGTAACATACCCGGAAGCTCCATTGTATGTACACCTAATATAGTTATTAACAGCATTGGATAAATCTGAGAATCCAGTAACGCCTGAAGCAGCGGTAAGTTCAATTACCGTTGTTGGTACATAAGCACTAGCGTCAATTTTGTCGAGGTTAATAACTAATCCAGCATTATTCTTATAAGAAAGCTTGTTGTTGTCTTCGTCAACAAACACACTGTTGAGTGGTACTCTACCACTGTCAAATGTAGAGTCCATTACAAGCACACCGCTATTGCTAACAGATAGCCTCTTAACGTTTTCAGAGAACCATTGTTGCAGATCTGCTGTCTGGTCTTTTATACCACTAACAAAAACGCCGACATTGGTGGCTGCGGCAGGGTATATATCTAAAGTACCAATAGGTATTGGGCCCCTGTCTGGTGTGGCGTCGGATGACTTCACAGCTCCGATAGCCACCTTGTTATCAGCTAGATTGCCCGCTATTGTATTTCCTATATTTAGAACTTTATCATTAGATGATGTTATACCATCAGAAACTTCGTCGAATGAAAGTATTTCTATGCTCTCATCACCAGTTAAGTTCATGCCAGCGTATGGGCCTATAAAGCTTGAGTAGTCAGAATTTGTCTGGGATCCAGCTCTATATCCGATATTTATGCTATAGTCACCCTGAGATGTTTGACCAGCCTCTTCTCCTATAAATACTGATCCCGTTGAGTTGGAAACGCCTGAGCCTGCATGTTTACCGATAGATATCGCTGAATCAGAACTTGCCGCGTCTCCTCCCGCTCCATTGCCTATAGAAACCATGTCATAGCTTGAGTTGGCGTTTCTTCCGGCGTTCATTCCGAGGAATACTGATCGGTCATTATTTTGGCCTATCTTTCCACCAGATGGATAAGGGGCCATAATTACGCTGAACTGTTGTCCGTTTGCTACTGAATATCCACCACCTGTTCCTCCTCCCATGGAGGCAAAGTTTCCAGTTGGTAGATAGATGCCGCTGTCTTCAGATAGATTGCCATCCCAATATGTAGAACTAGAGAGATGTCCAGAGACGGAATATAGAAAAGCTGGGGTTACAGCGAGGCTGTCATTGAAGGAGTCCGTGGGACCGCCAGCAGAGTTAGTTAATTTTACTATTCCAGATTCATGTATGCCACCAGACGGTACATGGAAAAACTTAGTTCCACTGGTCCCTGTGTCTTGGAGTCTAAGGCCAGAACCCGCAGCGAATGGAGCGGAGAATCTAATCCCAGAATCTTGTGTGGTTTGTATTATAACACCAGACCCACCTACTAAGTATAAAGAGTCGGCATCAAATGTTGCTGACAAGTTATCCACACCCCAAGGGTGGCTAAAGCTGTCTGTCCCAGATGTGACGATGATATTTTGCCAAGAGTGCTCATTTGCATCGCCTCCAGTAGCTGTACCAAGTCTTCCGTCTAACTGAGCTATCGTTGACCAAGACCATTGCCCAATACTATCATCCCAGAATAGCATGGCGTCAGACGCTTTAACCATGCTTCCACTAGCAAGATAGGCCAGTGTTGAATCTGGATCAGCAAGCTCAATTACTTGGTTTGTGATTCTTATACCGCTTTGGGCAGTCAATGGGGTACGGGTTGCTAAGTATCCAGAAACGCCGCTTACATGATTCCATATAGCCGCTCCAGAAGCTAGGCTTTCGTCGTACCTGAATACACCACTAGCCATATCCACATTGAATTCTTGACCATCTAATATCAATCCAGAACCCGCTGTATATGCTGCGGCGGACTGAAGATCTCCTCCGTCTATTAGTATTGTGTGTATGTTCCCAGAAGTTGTTAATGTTGTCTGAACTCCAGAAATGCCACTAACCATTATAGTGTCTGCTTGAGATACTATTGAAGTTACCTGAGGTGATCCAGAAGCTCCAATATTGAAGACATCTTTTATATTGAATGTAAAGTTATGCAATCCGCCAGCTTCTAATCCACTTCCAGCAGAAAGTCCGTAAATACCTGATGTAAATAGTGTGCCGGAAACTAAGACATCTCCGTTTACAGCTAATGTGTGATCAGGATCTGAAAAACCAATGCCTAGACGATTAAAGCCTGAGTTCCAAATGAAGCTTGAGTCATAAGCTATTACACCACTCTCGTCAAAGAAGGCTACACCACTCTTTGATGCGCCGCCTAGTTGAGACACGAATCCTCCCGGACTTAAGTCTGGGAGATCTTCATAGGTAAGCTGCCTAAAGCTTGGGTAGTTAGGTGAGCAACCTACGCCACAGCCGCTTGGAGGTCCAGCAAGCACTTGACCTGCTTCTTGTTTGACTAAGCCAATATATTGGTCAACTACGCCGCTAAGCTGTATAAGCTCAGTAATGTTTGTGGTTTCAGGCTGATCTCCTGTCCCGTCGATCAGTGTATTCCTGAGGAAGTGCTCTATCTGTCTGCCGCTGGGAAATAATACTCCTGATCCCCCAACTATCATACCGGAAGCTCTTACTTGAGAATTCGTATGAGAGCCCCCTATGTCAACAGCAAATTCAGGCGATATATTTGAAATGCCCAGCCTATCATTGTCTTTATCCCAAACAATATTTGGGTCGTAGTTTAATATGTTTCCGGTCTGCCAAAAAGCTAAGCCGCTTTCAGACGGCTGGTGGAAGTCACTTGAAAGACCAGATGCTGTATAAACAGAGAAGTTTGCGGGATAAGTTACAAAGACCTCTTTTACCGTACTTGCTGAGAAGTTTACAGCAATGTTATTATTAGTACTTACCGTGGGGCTTCTTGAGAGTTCATCATCAGCACCGGATTTATAGTGGTAGACACCTGAACCAACTTCGTATTCAGTACCGTCTGTGATGGCATAAAATACAACATCGCCACTTGCATAAAAGCTAGCGAAGGTACTAAATCCCTGAGCAGCACCAGTGAGGCGTATATTTGCAGTGCCTCCGTCATATGTAAGCTCTTTTACTCTGTCTGCGAGCTTGATTCCAGATGTGTTAATAGGCATGTTTACTATCCCTTATAGGATTCTAATGGAGGATTTCTGGCCAATAAGATTTAATTTGCTTTAGTGTTCTCAGCTTTCTGAAGTCTTCTCTCTCTGTGACATCTCTCAGCATTTGCTTCTTTGCGGCAACACTGCTTGCCACCTTAACTTCTCCATTTTCCATGGCCTTCATCCACTCTATATCTAAAGCTTTTAGTTTTTGATCCCTGACGATTCTCATTCTATTTTTCCAGATTTCTTTAGCTTTTTTGATATCTACTGTGCAGTCGATAGTCCAAGCACCCCAGAAATTTGGATCGTCTGGAAGTTGGTTTTCTTCAATTATTCTGTAATTTGATCCTATTGGGGCTAAATACTCAGCCGCCTCTTTTATGTCTAGATGCGATGCTGGGGAAATAACAACCAATCCATCATCGCTTTCATGTATAATAACTTGAGTCATGTTAACTTCTCCCTAACTAATTGTTCCAGTATTGATATTGTCTGTAGAAACCCCTGAACCTAGCCCAAATACAACAACGTGATTTTGTTTTGCATTAGATGCGTATACGCCACTTTCTGTAAGTACAGCGAAGCTTAGCGTGTGTTGAGAGGCTTGTGTTCCAGCTCCCCCTCTGGCAGTCATTCCTACAAAACACCTATCAAAGTCCGTGTTGTTATCTGCTGTAGATCTACCATTACTATACCCAAAGGCTAGATAGTTATTGTCATGTAAGACTCCAGAGTCAAAGACTATAGAGAACTTGCTTGAGGATTTTGATATTGCGGTTACATTATAACCAGACCAAGAAACAACTCCCACAGAGGCGTCAAATGTTGCCCAAGCTCTTGCTGCCTGCAGTCCAGTGTTCATTTTTGACTGATCTGAAAAGATCATTGTTCCAGAGACTAATACCTCTTCTTCTCCGTCGTGTCCCTGTCTAAACCCAATACCTTTCTGATTTACTGTGCTACCAGAAGAATTAATAAAGTAAGAATCCATACCAAGATTCCCCTCCATTTTCCTGTTTCCTGCAACTGGGAGATATTGAGAGTGAGGGTCTCCGGCTGTGAGTCCGCCAAGATTGTTGTGTGTCAAGCCAGCTTCGCCGGGAAAGCAGTCAGTCTGAGTGCAGCCCTGTGCTTCAAATGTAATGCCGGAACCTACAACTAGTATTCCAGTGCTACCATCTGATGTTGACTTTTTGATCTTAACATTATTAACGAAAGCATCAGTAGTTGCTGTTGAGCCACTAGCGACAATTCCATTCATTGACTGCGCAATGTCTTCCATGTTCGATCTAACGTCTGTGGCAGAAATTAGACCGGCATTGTTGTCTGCTAAATCAGCAGCAATACTGGACAGCAAATCTGCTTTGCTTTTATTATTAGCCATCTAAGAAATCTCCTTTAGTTATTTAAATATCCGCCTGCTCTGTGGTCACTAGATCTTCCGGACAGTAAATCACTGCCAGCAGCATAAGGACCAAGTATAGCCTGCCCTGCAGAACTGTTGCCAGCTCTGTATTCTAGTAGTAAGTGTTCGTATTTTTCACATAAGTCTTTATATAGTAGAGCTAAAACCTGAGTAACTCCTCTAAGGTCAATAGCTGAGGGGCCGTCTTTTATTGAAATGGCGTTACCTGACTCACTCCTTATTTCGCTTCCTAATATTATACACGCGGTTCTCAGGCATATCAAAGCAATAAAGGCATCATCTTTTGTGCCTCCATCTGTGGGGTCTGGAGTTAGTGTGCATTTTTCAACATTGATAGAGTAGACATTATCAAAGTCAACGTTCATGATTGTTAGCTGAGCAGCAACCAAGATCGCTGTTTCAAGTCTATGTGGTGTGTATGCATATTTACTAGCATCCAAGTCATTAACTAAGTGCCTTACTATTGTGGACATCTGACCTTGCCAAGACATATTTTATACCTTATAAATTACAGTGTACTTTAAATGTGTAAATGTCTGTGTAATACGTTCCGCTAGGTAGCGACACCTTAGCTTGTAGCTTATAGTGCCCAACCTCGTCTAAGTCACCAGCAATAGTATCGTAGTACATTATGCCAGATAAAGCTGATCCTGAGCTTATTATTGATCCAGACTTGTTCAAAGTTGTGTCGTCTGGTCTTCTGATGTTTATTTGTCTAACTCCGCTTGAAACATCTACAGCTACGTCGTTGTCTTTAAGGGTTATTAGAAACCTTGTACCTATATCGTATTGGTGGATTTCACTTGCCATTTTATTACCTTATGAGTACTATGTCTAGCGTTTTCTTTATATATAGTGTTAGTTCTAATACCATGTTATATCGTTAGCTTAACTGATTCTTGCGTATTTATGGCTAGTGGTATGTTTATTACATTATACTCAATTTGTAAAGAAAGTTCCTGCTTCTGTTTGAGATTGAGTGTGAGTACTATGTTTTCTATGTTTCCGTGAACAATTGCAACTGCGTTGTAAGAACCAAAGCTCTCAGCTCCAAAGGGTGAAAATCCAAACATGCTATCCCTCTGGGTTTGGGTCTGAAAGGTTTACGGATGTGTCAAGTTGATCTAAAGCCTGCTTTGAAGCGTTTTCTTTTTCAAACGCCGCTACATTCTCAGATAAAAATCTCCTTACTATACGGTGAGTAAAGTCACCTTTAGTTTCTTCGCTTCCCGCGTCCCACCCGTAATTGGTACACACAGAGTCAAAAACTCTATCGACATCCCCGTCTGCAATTTCTAGTTTAAATATGGCCATTTTAGGACTCCCTTTAGGTGATTCATCAACAAATTATACACGCTTTTCTGTACGCAGCCTGTTTTATATTTTGTCCACATTAATCTAGGAATAGTAAAAAGGCGGCTGGACTACCTGTTGATGCTACGGCAGTGGTGAACTGAAAGCATCCCGCGTCCCAGTCTACAGCAACACTATTTCTATCAAAACCATTCAAGTCAATATTTACTCCGACAGGAGTAGTTACCAAGTCTTCGCTCACCCCTATTGCAGCGGAGCCGGTCTTTAGTCTGAGAAAATCTGTAGCTGTCGCGGTGCCATACTCTTCAAAAGTATCCGCTAAAACCACGCTGTTAACGCTATTAGACCCAAACACCGAATTTGCCGTCGTATCGCTAGCAAGATTATAGTCTGAGCTGGAAGAGACCCCTCCGTTATTCCAATAGCAAACGCCGCC